TATTCCTGTAGCACCCTGCATTCCGGTATCACCCTGCATTCCGGTATCACCCTGTAATCCAGTAGCACCCTGTATTCCGGTAGCACCCTGTATTCCTGTGGCACCCTGTATTCCTGTGGCACCCTGCATTCCGGTAGCACCCTGTATTCCTGTGGCACCCTGCATTCCTGTAGGACCTTGAGGAGAAAGCGCAACAAATATTGGTTGACCGTTAACAATGCCAGATGTAACTGATGATAACAAATTTGGTTGAGACATTATACATTAATCAAAACATTTTATTTTTTACAAAAATTATAATTGTATGTATTCTAAAGTTTACAATTATTTTTTATTTTTTCTATTTCGCACAGTTTTTTTTTCATCATTAAATATTTTTTCTAATTCTTCATCAGTAAACGCATCCATGTGTTTTTGTTCTGGTGTTTGTTCTGTTGTTTTAGTTTTGTTTGTAGATGGTCTTGGTGTCATTGGTCGTGGTTTTGTTGTCATTTTTTGTTTAATCGATTCTTGTCCTGACATTCCCATTTTTCCCAGCATTGAATGAAGGTTATCCATTCCAGGCATATGTTTCATTTTGCTCATCAAATCTCCGACTTCACTCATCAATTCTTTTTCATTAATATCTCCATCTTTTAATTTCATATCTAATTTGTCACTAACATTTTTCACCAACCCCATTAATTTCCCCGGATTTTTAAAAAGTTTTTGAAAAACATCATTCATATCAGTAACATTTTCCATGTCTAGATTAAGGTCACCAGCTGTTTCTTCCGCAATTTCTTTTGCCAAGTTTCCTAATTTTCCTCCAAGCAATCCAGCAATGTTATCATCCATCTCTGAATCTGGTGAAGAAGTTGTTGACGTTGACGATTTACTTTGAAAATATTCCTGTATTTGTCCGAGGGTTTCTTCTAATTTCTCCTTAAACTCGTCTTCATTCACCTGGGCATTATTGAAATCTGGTTTTACCATTCCAGTAATGGTAAATAAAATCAATTGTAAATACTTCCACATGGTTTCTCTCGTTTGGTCTGTTATATCACATTGCCATAATGATTTAAAATAAACATGTGGTAAAAATTCAGTGTCAATCTCGCTGTCTTCTTTAAATATATCTTCATTTTTATATAAAAAATCAAAAAATCTAGGAGGATATTTTTTCGAACAAAATTGAAATATATATTCATCACTTTTTTTGTTTGATTTTTCAATTGCGGTCTTTCTCTCTTCTACATTTTGAATATAATCAAAACTATAAACAGGTTTTCTCCATTTTTCAATAAATGGTATGTATTCAGGAAAGGTAGTATAAATATCTTTAATAAAATCATTCAAAATTTTAGAAAATTCTGGAGGGATGGACATTTAATATAAAGAATGTTCTTTATTTATATTAAAATAACGAATAATAAATTAAATGTTATAATTCACGCAGGTTATTATATTTAACTTGGCGAATATCTAAAATGGCACGCCACAGTGTCCTAATTTCCAACTTTTTTAATTCTTTAAATGTCTATATCAAATAAAAATGTATGTCCTCCATAAGCAACTGAAGTAAGTTTTTCTGATTTGTCTAATTTATAATTTATCCAAATAACTCCATTTGAACTAATCATCACATTGTCTGTTAATGTCTCGCGAGCAATGGCAAGAAATATTCCAGAATTTAAAAACAATGCGTCTTTTCCATAACAAACTACAGACCATAGATTTGAATCATTAATTGAATTATAAGAATTCCAATTAACCCCGTTTACACTAGTCATGACACGATTTATTCCTGATGAAGCAACTGCAACAAACCTTCCATTGCCATAACAAACAGAAGACCAGCCAGCAGTGTCAACACCTGCTGAATGTTGTGTCCAATTAACTCCGTCTACACTAGTCATGACACGATTTATTCCCGATGAAGCGACCGCAACAAACATTCCATTACCATAACAAACAGAAGACCAGCCAGCAGTGTCAACACCTGCTGAATATTGTGTCCAATTAACTCCGTCTACACTAGTCATGACACGATTTATTCCCAATGAAGCAACAGCAACAAACTTTCCATCTCCAAAACACACGGAACTCCATAAATTTCCAAAAAGAGAATTACTTGTCCAAAGAATAGTAGGTTCCATTATATATAATTATATTAATAATCCCGCCAATTTTGTTAAATTTTGAATATATTTTATAGATTTTAGTTTGTTTTGTTCACTCATATTTTTAATAGGCTGTCTAAACCTATCAATTGCCTCTATAATTTTATCTGAATTATCCGCATTTATAAAATCACTAGAATAATCTTTATTTATAAAGAAATCCAAATTACCTGCTTCAATTTCCGACTTGTATTTTCCCACAACATAAGCATTCCATATTTTTACAATCATTTTTGGATTTGCTTTACGAACAACAATCAATGAATTTTTTGAAACAAGCAAATCATGATCATCAGGAAATATTTCCTGAATCGCATTCACAAATTCAAAAAAATGGTCATTAAATGCGGTTAATATTGACATTACATTATTAAATTCAATTCTTTTAATATATTTAGTAAAAATATAATATGTCTATTATTTATAATGAATTGGCTTGTTGCTCTTTATCTTGCGTTATTGTTTTTCCTATTGAGTCCGAATGTCTTGGTAAGATTACCCCCAAATGGAAATAAAATGACGGTTGCCGCCACACATGCTCTGATATTTGGTGTAATTGTCTATTTAACTACTAAGATGGTGTGGAAATTATCCATGAGGATGGGAATATATGAAGGCATGACAATACAAAAGCCTAAAAATAAGTAAATGAGTTACATCACAATCACATCTTAATGTTTCGCATTAATAAATTCTTGTTCTCTCTGTTGTTGCAATTTTTCAACGGTTACATCAGAAGATATTTTATTTGAATTTTTATAATCTTGTTCATCTTGTGGAGTAGAAATATTATCACTATAATACAAATCAACATAATTATGCATTTGTCGAATTCCTCCAGAACCTTTCGCAGACAAATCATCCGTATTCATGTCTAAAAAACTATAGTGATCGGATACAATTCCACCAAACATGCCATTTCCACCTAATGAAAAAGATGATGGTTCTAAATTATTCATGGTTGCCGTTTTTACATTAGTTTCTTGAACTGGTTTAAAATGTTGTAATATAGATTCCCCGTATAATACTTTATAACCTTGATTTAATAGCAGTAAAGCAGGAACACGATTGATGTTTTCAGGCATGATAATTTTTTGACCATTTTCCAGAATGATGTAAATCTTATTATTTGTATCTTTCATTCTTTTATCAATGCAAATAAAATGTATGTCTTTTGTCAATGTCTTCTTAGTAATGCTTTGCAGGAGAGATTTTGAATGTTCACAATAATTGCTATAATACAAAATAGAACTCATCTTATTTTATCTAAAGTTAATTGATATGAAATTTTAACTTATTATTAAATAAAAATTGATTTGAATTATTGGATTTATTTAAAAACAAAACAACTATAATAAAATGTACTCTGAACTTACCATTAAAATCACCAAACAATTGAGTAAAAAAGAAAAGAAAGATTTTGGAATATTTATAACACCTCATCCAATTATAGAAAAATTAACAAGTAATGCCTTTCATCATATTGGCAAAATAGATAATGTATCTATTATTGAGCCTTCTTGTGGAACATGTGAGTTTGTAAAACATCTAGATAATATATGCGAATCATCAATTATTACCGCCATAGAATTTAACTCTAGTATATTTGAAGAAATCAAATCGTTAGAATTCAAAAATAACATGACAATTATATTTCACGATTTTATTAAATACAAGCATTCTCATCCAGTTGATTTGATTATTGGAAATCCGCCTTATTTTGTATGTAAAAAAGAAATAGTCCCAAAAGAATATACCAAATACATGGTGGGACGACCAAATATATTTGGTATCTTTATATTACATTCAATTTCATTGTTAAAAGAAGATGGCGGAATATTAGCTTTTATAGTTCCAACTAGTTTATTAAATGCGGCATATTATTCCAAAATTCGTGGGTATATTTACGAAACATGTGACATTTTAAACATTATATCTTTCAATGAAGATACCGGATTTTTAGATACTCAGCAACAAATTTGTGGATTAATATTACGACGCCGATTAAATTCGACAACCATGAAACAATCTTCATTTTCATTAAAAATAAACAATGAAATTATATTTACAAATGATAGTTTATCTTTACAAAATATATTTGATGGATCTAAAACAATTTCTCAGATTGGATGTAAAGTAAAAACCGGAAACATTGTTTGGAATGAAAAAAAAAAATTATTGACTGGAAATGAATCATCCACAATGTTACTTTATAATTCAAATATATCTAAAACAAACACAATTGAACCGAAAATGTTTAAAAATGATGAAAAAAAACAGTATATTAATATGACTGGTAAGAGAGAAACTGTCATTGTAGTAAATCGTGGAAATGGAAATGCGGCATATAAACTAACTTATGCGATAGTTGATATGGAAAGAGATTATTTAGTAGAGAACCATTTGAATATAATTTATTATGATGGAGAACATGTTGACAATGAGAAAAAAAAAGAAATCTATTCAAAAATAATAAACAGTTTTCAAAATGAAAAAACTCAATTATTTATTAACATGTTTTTGGGAAACAATGGGCTATCTAAGACAGAACTAGAAACAGTATTTCCTATTTATGGTTTTTAACAGAGCAAGTGAATGGTATAGGCAGTTAGTATGTGTTTATTTATTTTATGCGTTTGTTGCTTTTATACAATCACTTTATGCTTATGATGCCATGATTTTTTCCACAAAATATTTCATAACATTTTCTTCGGCAGTTTTTCTGTTTTCATGTGTAAAATAATCACAATAGGTTTTACCGCCTGTTTGATTTATCATTGGGCGACCATAAAAGACGATTCCGCGATGGTTTGTGTCACATTTCCTTAGTTGTTCGTTGACAGCAACCTCTTGTTCTCTGATGCTTTTAATGAATTGCTCAATTGTCAACTGTTGTTCTTGATTAATAATGTCAGATCCCATATAGATAGTAGATTGATTGTATTTTTGAGATGAAAGCACATACAAATAATTTGAAGTGACACCACCGCTGTTATACAAAGGAGATGCTTTTGTAGATGATTTACATTCAATCGCAATAATCAATACTGGTGAAATCTTAATAATAAAATCAGGGGATTCGTGTGTTCCACACGGCTGAGAGATGAATGTATTTACAGGCATTTCACCAGACGATTCCGGATGTTCAATCCACAAACGTGTCCTTTTTTTTTTATTTTTTGCGCTTTCTGGCACAAATTCTGAAATGCCATTTTGTTTGATAACATCCTTTACCGCATCCTCATGATTTGAAATATTATGTACGTTACCTGATGCCGCCGCATAATTTTTATAATATGGCATTTGGTTAAAATCGTTACACATTTTAGAAAGAGCATTGATTGTGTGTTCCATGATTCGTTTATTAAGTTGTTGCGTGATTATGTAAGTAAGTGTTGTGTTACAAAGCAGTTCAATTTTATTCAGAATACACTAACTCTAACTCGCAACCACCTTCTTACTTTGTTTAATATTTTCAAGGGTTTAATTAAATAAAAATTGATTTGAAATAATATTAAATATATTCTTTAACTATAATTATCAATGAACCCCAAAATTGAAAATATTGAAGAAAGTAATAATGTTATGCGATTTAGATTAAGTGGTGTAAATGTAAGTTTATCAAATGCGTTGCGAAGAACTCTTATTTCTGACATACCTACAGTCGTATTTAAAACATCACCTTATGAAGAAAATAAAGCAACCATTATTTCAAATACTTCTCGCTTGAACAATGAAGTTATTAAACAAAGATTAAGCTGCATTCCTATTCATATTGATGATTTAGACATGCCTTTCCAAAATTTAATAATGGAAGTGAATGAAGTCAATGAAACAGATAGTATAATGTATGTGACTACAGAACATTTTAAACTAAAAGATAAGACAACTAATACATATTTGTCTGAGAAAGAAACCAGGGATATTTTCCCGCCAAACGCTCATACAAATTATTATATTGATTTTGTCAGATTAAGACCAAAAATATCTGATGAATTGCCTGGTGAAAAACTACATATGACATGTGAGTTATCTATTGGCACATGTAAAGAAGATGGAATGTTTAATGTAGTGTCTACTTGCGCGTATGGATTTACACAAGATTTGACATTGATTGAAACTGAATTGGCGAAAAAACTTCAAACATGGAGAGATGCTGGAATGAAAATAGAAGAAATTGAATATGAAAAGAAAAATTGGTTGTTATTGGATGCGTTTAGATTAACCGTTCCGGATAGTTTTGAATTTATTATAGAAAGTGTTGGAGTATTTTCATTTAAACAACTGATAACAACTGCGTGTAATGTATTAAAAGAAAGATTATTTGAATTGAATGATATTATTGAATCAAATGAATTGAGTATTGAGTCATCACAAAATACAATGGCAAATTGTTATGACATAACATTAGAAAATGAAGATTATACGATTGGTAAAATAATAGAATACATGTTGTATACATTCTTTTATGAAAATGGCAAGAATAGTAAAAAAAATGATACCAAATCATCAAATATACCACCGATGAATAATAACACATTAACATATTGCGGATTTAAAAAATTTCATCCACACGACTATCATAGCATTATTCGTGTTGCTTATAAAGAACCGACAAATCCATCTATTATTAAAGGACATTTACAGATATGTATTACTGAATCTATTAAAGTATACAACACAATCATGCGGCACTTTTAATTCTTCAAGGGTTTAACTTATCTTCAAGTGTGGTGGTAAATAAGTATTTGATAATTTGAATAATATTATTCAAATTATTATAGATTAGATTAGTATAGTATAAATTAGTAAGTTTATGCTTTATGTTCGTAATTGAGAGAATGTAATAATAACGCAGGAGCCAATGTGTTTACATATTCTTTTACTAATTGAAAGGTTATATACATTTTTTTACTCTTTAATTCAATAGTATATAATTTATGCAAATTATACATGTGACATTTATATCTACCTGAATATTCCGCTAATTTCTTTTCTTTTTTAATAAAACACGAAATATAATTTGTAAATAAGTCTTTTGTAAAAAGATGAAGCTTATTTCTACAAATTGTAACATAAGGTTTTGTTTCTGGATAATATTTTAAAAACTCGGAAACTTTATTTTCTTGTCTTAAACATAAATATTGATATTCTAGTGTTGGTTGATTTCCCCGCAATTGTCTAACTTTTTCATAAGTTATATTACGAACTTTTGTTCTATTACCAGTTTTAACATTATAAAATATAATTCCTACAATATCAAATGGGGTGTTTCCATTCGGGCATGCGTGTTCATATATCATCGTTGAAATGGATATTTTTGACAAATCAAAAATCGCAGGAAACTTAATTGTAGTATTTTCCCAACATTTCCATTTTTGTAGTTCAATGGGATTCGTGTTTTCAATAAAAACATTGTTTGTTACACCCAACTCATCAAACGCATTTTTAATGGAATATACAGAAATTAAATATAATTGTGGTTTATCGTGTGGAATTACAATTCTATTTTCTGGATGCTGTAATACAAAACTATAACATTTGGTTTTGTCCAATGTTTCAATGTTTAGATTAGTTTCTTTACATGCTTCATCAAACATCATTTTAAATGTTTTAGCATTCGGGTAATTATAAAACTTGTTTTTTCCACCTAACACAGATTTAGTAGAAAATTCCCAACTTTCACCATGCCAAAATACATTAATCATTGTTCCTTCTATAAACTCCATTCCAACAACATCATCATTCATCTCCCTTTCCATAAAAAAATTATATGTCATAGATTTAGGTGGAGAATAACATACAACTTCTTTATTATCATTTATTATAATTGAACGACACAATCCATACAAACTGTTACTTTCTAGGTTTTGTTTAATATAATTCATAAAAGTATAATTGTTTTGTTTTGTAACTTTTACTTTGGAAGAGATAAAATCAGTTTCAAAAAAATGTGGTATCATAGCCAAATTTGTGGTCATATTACTTGGTTGTTATATATAGATGGTTTGCTTTATATTATTATTTTACTTGATTTGTTTAGTAAGTTATAAGTTATCATCATTTATATTTTCTAGTATAAATATAGATGCAATTGAATGATGATGAATTAGATAAAAAAATAGAAGAATTGGAAACACATCGCAAAGAATTACTTAAAACTGCATTAAAAACAAATAAAATCGCAGAAAAAGAGAAATATAGAAAACTCAAAGAAGAACTGAAAATAAATGAAAAAGAACTTGTTATATTTACAATTGAAAAAGAAAAACGCGAATTGACAAAGGTAAAAGAAATGGATATAAAACAATTGAAAAAAAAACGCAAAGAATTACTTGAAATCGCAAACAAAACAGACATAAAAACAGAAAAGGAAAAATATAAAAAACTCAAAGAAGAATTAAAACAAAATAAAATTGACATTACTTTATTAGAATCACAACAAAAACAAAAAGAAATGGAGAAAGAAGAACAAAAAGAGAAAGAAGAACAACAAAAAGAAGAACAAAAAGAAGAACAAAAAGAAGAACAAAAAGAAGAACAAAAAGAAGAACAAAAAGAAGAACAAAAAGAAGAACAACAAGAAGAGAAAGAAGAAATAGATTATGACGCACAACTTGAACAATTAGAAAAACAACAAACAGAATTGTATAAAGAATCAAAAAAAACAGATAAAAAAGAAGAAAAGGAAAAATATAGAAAAATCAAAGAAGATTTAAAACAAAATCAAAAAAACATCATTTTACTAACATTGGAAAAGGAAAAACAAGAAAAGGAGAGAGAGAAAAACAAAAAAAAGGAAAGTGGAAAAAGAGGAGAAATTGTCAAACATGTATTAATGCAATTACAATTAGGAGATGTAATTCGGTTGCATGATCCAACAAATACGACATTAAATGGTTACACTTTTTTCATTAATTATATTGATAATTCCAAAATGAAATTAATAAATCTGTCATCTATGACTACTAGTGTATTAAAAATAAATAAGGACATGACAATTGATGATGACACAATTGATGTAATTTCTCTCTTGTTTCGTAATAAAACACCTAGTTATGCCAGACAAAATAAATTATTACCTGGAACATGGTTAAATGTTTTATTTGAAGGTGACTTGCCCAAAATAGAAACTGGTGAAATTACAAATCTTGAACAGGACATGATTGAAATTAAACTGTATCCTTCTAATAATATAATTTTTTTGAATTTTGAGTATAAAGGCATGATAGACAATGTTACACTTGAAATTAGAGATAAAATAGTAAAAGATCAAGGAATTCAAGAAGATCAAGGAATTCAAGAAGATCAACCAGAAGAAAAAGCAGAAAAGGAAAAAGATGAAATAGAAAAAGAAATAGAAATAGAAGCACTACCAGAAAATATTACAGCAAAACTTCACAGAATTATTTTAAAGGCAAATCAAGTTGAATTCGGAAAAGAACATTTTGGAAGAATTACACAATTTATTGATGTTAACATAAGCAAACAACGATACAGCTTAGATGCGCAATTGAATGATTTAATGGACGATTTATTCGCAACGGTTCCAACAATACAACGAAAAAATTACGCAATTTTAAATAACATACATACTACCGTAGAACGATTCAAACAATTACGACAACAATTTTCAACATTTGATGAATATGGGAACATTCTCTATGAAACGGTTAAAAAATCAAATTGGAAACCATTATCAGTCTATTTTGAAAAATTTGATACAAATTTGTATTGGATTATACCAGTAGTTAAAACAATAAAAAAAATATATTTACAAGACGCTACTACAACTGATTCTGAAAATATAGACATTAGCATAATTAGTGAAGAACCATTTGAATCTATAATGGAAATTGTTGATAAATATAAATCAGCAAATTCATCAGAAGAAGAGAACAAGTATTCAACCATGTTTAAAGACATGGATCCTATATTAAGACCGTTTGAATATACTCATCATGAAAATCAAAATGACATTATTGCTCGAAAAAAAGTGCACACAAATATATTTGCGATTGTAAATAATAATGATGATTTTATTTCATATGTTTCGCGTGGCAAAGGTTCGACATCAGAAAAAGGACAATCTAACACAATAGAAGAAACAACATATTTTACACAACAATATACCCCTGAAATTACTAAATTACATAAAGAAAATATTACTGGGAGTCAATTAATCACTACTAAAAAGGCATTAATGCAAGCCGACGAATTAGAATTAAAATCAATCATCACTTTGCCAGAACCGGTTGTCCGGTTCTCTCGTATTAATTTACCAGGAACAAATATATTGATAAAATCAAATCTTAATTCATCATTTTTCAAATATTGGGATTTTTTTACTAAAAAAATTACAATACAAGAAAAGACACAAACTGAAACAGAAGAAGACGACTTTTTCAAAATAATCACTAATTACAAAATGAATATGAAGTCTGAATTAACTAAAGAACAAAATTATAAAAAATACATTGACAATGTTATCCCAACCATCAAAAGAATATTTAATATAATGAAAAAATACATGAATGCGAAATTATCCATAGTAGATGTCGTTTCATATTTAGAACCATTTTTAATTTATACAGACGATCTAACTTACGCACAATACAAAGAAATAACTAAATATATAAACGAGAAAATTACAGAATACAATAAATCATTTTTATTAAACAAAAACTTTTTTAAACAACACATTTATAAACCCAAAAAAGAACCAGTGAAAATGGTAGAACTGTTTAAAAATCAAAATCTAATGAATCAAATATTTAACAAGTATGATTTATACAATGAGTCCAACTTATTTTTTACAAATCAAGAATTATTGGCACAATTAGTAAATGTAGATTTCGGAAATTTATATAATACATTTTATTCAAAAGAAAATATTGAATTAATGTTTTCTAATGATATGACCGATTTAATTGAAAATATAAATAAACAATTTGAAAAAGAAGAAGACAAATCCAAATGTAAAACTTATATTATTGCGAAAAAATATTATACTATTAAAGAATTGGAAAATGACAATGAAAAGAATATTTATTTTGACAGACAATTTGATAATACTAATTATGGAGAATTAGATTCATATGAAAAAGAGAGAAGTAAAATGTCGCCAGAACAGTTTTTCATCTTTTTACAAGGAAAAATAAAAAGTAAAATGAAATTGGATGATGTGGAATCAAATTATTTAACAGAAACACTAATTAATGGGATGCGACGGGTATTAGATGGCTATTATGCCATTTTAATTGATATAATAGACTATAAATATTACATTAGAAAAAATAATGTCTGGGAATTGGCAAAAGATATTGACCCAAATTTAATTAGCACAAGTGAAAACATGTTGTGTAATTTACAAACAAATTGCGTCTCAAATGAAAACACTTGTAAAAACACATCAGGTGTTGGGTTATCCATCAAACAACAATTTATCAAGAAAGCCATGGAAGAATTTGACGAAAAATACGCCATTTCAAAAGAGGCATTTACAGAAATGTTGGATACAAAAATGAAATATTATGATAGAATAATTCCCAAACTCAATAAAATTGAAACACAACAAATTTTTCAATACAATGACATGAAATATAATCTTGGGTTAAATACTGCGGATGATTCAAGTATTGATGTCTCTCCACATGCTTCACTTTTAAAACATATTTTAGGCATGGATGATCTTGAAAAACAACAAATGTATATAATAAAATTCGTGAAAATGTTTACAGAACAACACATAGAAGATCCACATTGGTTATATTGTAACTTAATACACGTGAAATTAATTCCTACATTTTTGTATACACTTGCACAATATTACAATGCGCCGCAATATGAGGAACAAGTAAATAAATTGAAATTAGAAATAGGCAAACTCAGTGATGATGGAGACGCATGGGTAGACAAATACAGCGGATATGTTATTGAAAAAATCAATTTCAACGTTGATGAAGAAGGACAGCAACGGACAAAAACTCGTGATGCGATGTTAGAACAAGATGTGGAAAACCCAACCGCTAAAATGAAATTAAATCCGCAATCTGAACTCATTTCAAATATTATTACAACTATTTCTCGCGAAATGGGAATTAACATTGAATCTGAAAGAGATTTTATCATTACGATTGTTAATATTGTCATCCAAGAACATTTGAAAAAGGAGAAAGTTTACGCAAAGATGATGCAGGACAAGGCAAATAAAGGAACCATTATTCCTTCCTATAAACAATATTACAATGATACCATTTTATTCGCAACATTTGGCACATTTTTAATTGCCGTTCAAATAAGCATTCCATCCGTTCAAACACGCAAAACATTTCCTGGTTGTATTAAATCATTTGAGGGATATCCATTTGATGGTGTCAGTGATTTTAGCGCATTAACTTATATCTCATGTGTTGGACATAAACTTCGAGCAAATGTTGAACCATGGTCAGTATTACAAAAGAAAACAGTTGCGTATGTTTATGATAAAATAAAATTGATACTTGACACTATATTATTAGAACTTCCGGAAATAAAACGAAAAATAATGGAAAAGGTTGAATATTTATTAAAAAGACCAGTCACCTTTATTTCCGAAGAATATAGTTTGACAAAATGGAAAGAATTTTTACCACCATTGGTTGAAATTCGCATAAAACATCTTCAATATATTTCTCCTGAATTTGAAAAATCATTGTTAGATGATATTAAACGCGCATCCTATCAACAAAGAGAGAAAATATTGATTGTTGAAAGTAAAGTCATCCAATATTCTCTCGCAATACAAGAAAAAATACAACATATCGTGAAAAAACAGGCATTATTATTACAATCTTATTTGGAAAACGCATGCTGCATGGATAATAAAACATTGCCAATAATTGAATATTTTAAACAAAAAGATGACAGCATTGAAACATACAATAATAATGTAATTAAATTGTCAAAAATATTAAAGGATATTAATGGATTATCTACTGCTATCATGCTTTCAAGCAAAATAAACAGTAAAACTATTCGACCAACTATTTTAAAAATGTTTAGTGAAGAGACTATTTATTTGGCATTTATTTATTTTTGTAAATTTAAAACACAATCGCCTATGAATGAAGCATATTTGTCTGTATGCACTTCAAAACCAGAGATTCACGAAAAAGACAAGGATAATAATACTGAAATTATTCGCAAAATGAAACTATCTGGAATGGAATATTCATCCGAACATTTCTTACGATTGTTACAATTAGTAAATCGACAAAATATCGTTGACATAAATGTATCTTTTCCAACAATTGAACCATTAATACGTTTATTTGAATTGTTGGTTTCTATAAATGCTACTGAAAATGATGATGGGATTACTTTATTAATTGAATTAATAGAAACTAAAAATGATGAAAATGCTATAGATGAAGCAAATAAAAGACTATCGAATTATTTGAGTCGTAGAGTTTCTGATATGAAGACAACTATTATAGACTATATTCGGGATAATTCAAAACAATTGACTAAAAATAAATTTAAAGTGATTGAAACATTTATTAATTCAGTGATGGAAAAGAAAATGGAACAACTCACCTTTTTCAAATCATACGCAAAAGACATTAGCACAGTATTCCCAAATATCATTTTAAATAAAATAAATTACAAAGAAGTAAAAATACCTATTTATTGGAATTTGTCAACCATTCATAATACAGACATTCAACGAATGATTTATGAATATTATTCTCAGCTTGTTGCTTTCTACAATGATGACACTTTGACACATGTGTTGATTGAAATTAAACAATCATGTATTAATTTATTATTAGTAATAAATGAAATATATTATTATGAACGATTGCCAAATAGAACAGTTGAGTTGTTGATCCAATATTTCTTTTTTAAAATTTTTATCAAGTATATTGAAACCCCTATTCATAAAGAAGCAGAAAGACAACGCAAAGAAGACGAAATCGATGAAGAAGGAGAAGAAGAAGAAGAAAAAGAATATGAACTCGAAACACGAGATGACGAAATAATGCTTCGTGGGAATCAAAAAAAATTAAGAGGAAAAGTGGCCGAATTATTGATTGTTTATATTAATATTATGGTAAATCATAAAAAAGACAATGATGTTTCTTATGAGGATGTGAGTGATATGGTTTTTAAAATAAAACAAAGAGAGAAAAATACATTTACTGATAAACTTAAAGAGAAGGATGATGAAGGCAGAAACATTGATAATTTATTTAAAAAATATAAACTTGGAGATTGGAACAAAGGATTACAAAAAGGATTGACTGAATATGTTGCTGAAGAATATGATAATACATTGGAAGAAACAGATAAATATCAACAATATGAAAAACAATTAAGAAACCATGAAACACACGGCAACAATTATAATGATAATGTTAATGAAATAGACGATTTTATTGCCGAACAACAGCTTGATGAAGATATAGATAATGAAAATCGTGATATGGGATTTATGAATGAAGATTACATGGATGGGGATTACTACGGCGATGAAGTAGCTGAAACTATGGACGAATATGATTAATTTTTTCAAGGGGTTATTTGGGTTGTTTTTTATGCGATTATCATAAAAAAAAAATAGATAATTAACTTATATATGTCATCTAGAGAATTTATGAAAGAAAACATTACATTGATTTCTATTGTTCTTTTTGTTTGTATATTTTTAATAATACAATTTACAAAACCTGCATTTTTATTTAAATCGGATGGAAGTTTGCGTATTTTTGGGATCGGATACAAGACTAGAACAATATTACCTATTTGGCTATTTTCTATTATTTTAGGAATACTATGTTATTTACTAGTAATGTTTTACATCACCTATCCAAAAATTCTTTTTTGATAAAGCCGTTTCAAGACATCAACCCCTACCAAGACCTACAAAATTACGATGTTATTGTGTATGTTGTATTTTGTCCAGCTTCTTGTTGTGCTTGAGCAGCATCTTCATTTTCTAAAAATTTCTGATAATTTTTTTCCATAGTTGCTGCATTGCTAATGCATCCGCGACTTAAAATATAATACTGAATAATAGAAATCACTAACACACCTGTATAGAGATACCACATAAATTCACCAACATTGTCTCTCGAAACTACCAATTTCAACAATTCATCTCTGTAATAATCTGATGCTGGATTGGGTTGTCCTCCTGCTTGTGGTGTTACTGATTGTATTGTTGGTCCTGCTGATTCTTGTTCTTTTTCTCTCTCGGTTTTAATAAAATTTTGGTATAATGGTTGTGCTTCTAACATCGAATCAGTTTTCATAAGTGGACCCAACAATTGCCAGAAATCTTTAAAATTGCTTGGAACAATTTGGTTTATTAAAATTCCCATATTCCCACACAATTTAATAAGAGCATCCGCAGTTGATGATGCTGCTGGTTTTTCAAATGTTGGTAAGGATTCTATTTTATTTGCGACATCTCCTTTGATTGCCAACATTTCACTAAATAAAATATGGGCTTTATCTGAAATATAAAAATATCCAATTACATCTGAAAAGGCAGATTTAAACCCTGGAAAGGCAATTAACACTGCCAATACAACTCCAAAAATAAGTGTCCATGGTAAAAAAGTAAATAATGCGGCAACCCCAATATTTTGTGAAGCGCTGCCTCCGCATTTTTCTATAATTGCCGAAACATTTAACCCAAATTGTGTTAATAAAATAATTAACGCATAAATGGCTAAACCTTTTGTAGATTGTGGTGTTTCAAGTGTATCATACTTAACCTCTGGTTTAATTGAAAAAAAATAAAGTATAGTCGTCAAAATAAATACAATTAAATTAATATATCCATTCATATAATTTATTTCATTATTTTATTTATTATGAGTGTAATTTATAATAAATAAATCCTCATATTTATTATGAATTTTGAAGAGAATCCATCTTTGGTTGAACCAGGTGTTAAATATTTTTTAAATCAAACATTAAAACAATGCGGAGTAATAAAAAATAATGTATACAACTATCTTTTCAACATTTCATTATTCATTTTATTTTTATTAATTTTAGGAGGTTTATTACTTTATAAATACAAGGGGAAATTAACTCCTGCACAAATATACGAAAAAAACAAACAAAAGCAACAGTATATTTTATCAAAAATAAAAAATTATGAAACCACTAAAAAGATACAACGAGAAGAATTGATTACAGGCTTGCCTAGTTGGCAAAATGAGTTCATGTAATGAAGGGTTAAACTGTTGAAAATATAATACTATTTTATTATAATGAATAACGAAGAAAAAGAAGGAGAACTAAAAGAAGGAGAACTAAAAGAAGGAGAACTAAAACAAGAAGAACTAAAACAAGAAGAACTAAATTCCGCAGTTAATAAATATTATGCATTAAAAATGAAATATCAATCAGGAATCAATTCTTTGAAAAAAAAAATAAACAGTGAGTTAAAAAAGAAGCATAATGCGTTTATTAGATTAAAAATAAAATGTGTTAATTGTGGTCGTCCAGTCAAAAGCATTTTTCAAACTATATATAATGAAAAAACTGGTTCAAGAAGTTTAATTGCGAAATGCGGGGATGTTGTCTCTCCATGTGGTTTAAAAATCAATATTAATGTAGGATATTGCGAAATGCTTCCAGATTCCATAATTTTATATGAAAACATGCTTTCTAAAATAAAAAACGACATAATCAAAGAAAAAAATAATGCTTTGTTTGGGTATATTACAAATGAACAAGCCATTTCTAATTTTAACAAAATGAAGGATGATGTTACTGAATTTACCGAAACATTAGAAACATATTATTATTTGTATTTAAACACGAAACCGAATAAGGAATACATTGATAACTTACAATATAAAGTATATAAATTAATCAATACTATAAAACAACAAGTAAAATCAAACAATCCTGAAAATGCGGTTGACATTTATTTGTCGGAGTTAAATCCAATATTAATGAAATTAATGAAATTAAAATATCACATGAATGTTGTTGAATTTGATGAAAAAACAGAGGTATATACGCTTGTTCAACGAGTAACAACACTGAGTGATTTTGAACAATTGTATGGAGAGCCTAAAATTATTAGTTATGATACAGATTTAGTGGAAGAAGATAAAGAAGATGAGTTAGAAGTAAAAAACAAGAGAAGCAAAAGTCCGAAAAAGAAACAAGCACCTTCAAAACCTAAAAAAGAACTAACCCAAAAACAACAAATTGCGTTGCGTGTAAAAAAGAATGAACCGATTGATTGGGGTAATTCAGATGAGGACGAGGATGAGGATGATGAAAAATAACAATTAGAAAGATCACAAGAAGAACAAAAGCATTAACATTATAATACAATGTAGATCTACAATATTCATGAGTTGTTATTTTACTCTATTGTTATGAGAAAAATAAGAATATCTAAATTATTATTTTATTGTCAGTGTAAATAGTATAACAATGCTGACAAAATACATTTCAGTTCCTGTATTTCTATTAAGTTTGGTAATAGGTCTCTTTTGCATTTATATTTTAGGTCCTGATATAAAAACCGTTTTAGTATATCCAACACCTGAAAACATAGATAAGATATTATTTAAAGACAAAAGTGACAATTGTTATTCTTTTACAAAATCAGAAATAGATTGTCCTGCTGATGAAAGTCTAATTTCAAGCATTCCAATTCAAATATAAACCGGCATTCTAATTATTCAAGGGTTTAAAGGGTAATTGATTCACTTCTCTCTCTCTTTTAATCTTTCTTTGCTAACAACAATAGTATATGTGTATTATATGAATCAAATGAAAATGGAGAAATACATTCATACTCGAACAGGGAAAATTATCCTATCCATACTTTTAGGTTTAGGAGTAGCATCTTTATTTAGAAGTGTATGTAAAGGAAAAAACTGCATATTGTTTCATGCTGCCCCAATAGAAGAGATAGACAATAAAATTCATAAATATGACAATAAATGTTATAAATATGTTTCAAATGTAACAAAATGTGATAAAGAGAAAAAAATAATAGAGTTTGCGTAAATATTATAATCAATCAATATTTATAATATTTATGAGTACGAATATTTACGATTTACCAACAAATCCTGCTGCGGGTAATGGAAATATGAAAATAACTACAAGTGAAACACCAATAAATGACAGCCAAATTACTTTAGACCAAAGCACTATTAATCAAATAGTAAGTGGTCTTCAACAAGCAAGTGCAACCGGATCGACACAATTACAGTCGCGTGATATTTCTCAAAACACAGAAAGCATTACACATGACGCACAAATACAACAAAATTACATTCCACCTACATCTCAAAATCAACAAGATTATATTCAAGATTCTTACACACAACCACAATATCAACACCAACCACAAACAGATAAATTAGATGATTTGTATAATGAAATTCAAACCCCATTATTTTTATCAATTTTATATTTTTTATTTCAATTGCCTGTTGTAAAAAAACAACTGTTTACATATATGCCGATTTTATTTTCAAAAGATGGAAACATGAATATTCATGGATTTATAACAACCAGCATTTTGTTTGGATTTTCTTTTTATAGTGTAAATAAATCAATAAAGGCAATAAATCGATTTTAGAATAGAGAGAGAGAGATTGATGAAAAAAGACGTATCGACGAAATTAACGGTTTTACTTTAAAAACGGAGCATCTATACTATCAAACCATTCAGTAATTTCTGCTTTATATTCAAATCCAAATGCGTAACCTAAAGTTGTACATAGATAAGATACATCATTTATTTTGTCCAATTTCAAATGGAAATGTTCGCCGTGTCCGTAAGTTTCTTCAAGATAATTATTACAATATTCCACAATTTCACCCAAGTATGACGCATCCACTTTGTTGCTGGATTCGCAGAACTGACCAAAGTTTCTTACTGAGTTAATGATAAATAATTCAAATATTATCACCTCTTGTCTGTCATCTTCATCCGCAATCGTATACCTATTACCTTTGATTGTTGCGGAGATTTCATCATAGTGTAAATGGATCCAATCCATTACGATTTCATCAATCATATTTTTAACTTGTGGACTCATTTGGAATGTCATTGTCTTTTTGAGAATTATTGGTCGATTTACTGGTGCTAAATTGTTATTAAAGAAAAAGCATTTCAATTTTATTCGTTCTTAATAATAAAAATTGATTTACTTTACCGCCTGTAACTCAATAATAACTCAATGCCAATGTCCGAATCTGACAACTTGTGTTTAATTTGTTTAGAACATAAAAGTTATGAAGGTAAAAAATGTTATAAAATGTCATCTATTTTCAACTATATAAAACAATGCGAATGTGATTGTATAGTTCATTCAAGTTGCTTGAATCAATGGCATACACTTGAAAATAATAAATGTATTATTTGTAAACAAATAGTTTTTATAAATAATACTAATTACAATGAGATTGTTTCACCTGAGTTACACAATTTTCAAGAAAATTTGATATGGTTTATTAAATTTATAATATTACTCATCTTATGTTATGCTTCGGTATACATACACATTCCTTATAATCCGAAGTAAATTCGGACTAATTTAACTAATAAATTTCCCAATATTTTTTACCTGTTTTGCGTTTTTTGTATTGTTTTTTCGTTTTTTTCACAGACTTCATATGTTTCCTTGTTTTTGAGCGATGTTTGTGTTCTTGTGCTTGTGCTTGTGCTTGTGCGTCTACATGTGACGACCCATTTTTTTTGTCTACAGATGCGGATGCAGGATTGTATTTTAAAAACCATTCATCGTATTCTGGTGTCCCTTTTTTATTTTTTAATTCTACGATTTTTTTCGCCTTTAGTGATTTCATTTCTTCTACGCTTTCCTGATGTCCATAACAAACAATACTAAATCGTTTTAACAATCCTTTTTGACTTAAACGATTTTTTTGCTGAACATCAAACAAAAATTTTGACATGCATAAAATACGGTCATTGTCATAATATGGTTCTCCCGCATATAAAAATGCCAAATGAAAACTTAACATGGTATCAATAGTTGCTATTTTTATTTTTTGAGATTGTTGAACCAATATATTATAACTATGACATCCAATTGGCTCGTAAATAAACGCAACAGTATCCTTGCCTACTTTTATTTCATAATGTAAAGGAATTATTTCACCAATATTAGGTCGTTTTATTATTTTCGCATTATATATGCCTATATCTTTCAATCGTTCAATGGTTATCTCAGCAGTAATCAACGGGTCATTTGAGAGAACATCAAAATCGGCAATTTTTTCAAACTTTTTTTTCAAATGCGCAGGCATATATTGAGAATACTGTGAAATGGCAAAACCTCCAAAAAAAACGACTCCTTGATTTATAAATGTGTTTTTAACTGTCTCATAAATTTCATCTGATTTATTTTCATTTTCATACTCCATTTTTCGTTGAAAATCAATTTTACCGCACTGCAAATCTGTCAAAGGATAATGTTTGTTTAACAATATCAAACGCTTCAGAACTTTTTCCCAACGACTTGTATCTCCTGCTGGTCTAGATAATTCTAAATACATTGACATTCTTAAAAAGTTGGGATCTGTATATAAAATTCCATTTACTCTGATTGCTTTTTTTTTGATAATATTATATAATTTGGAAGGAATCAATGTAATGTCTGCGACTCCTTGAAAATTGACAAAAACTTTAAATGTGCCGTGATGTTGTCCTGCTTTTGCTTCAACTTCTGTATATCCTTTTTCAAAATATAAATCCGCTAATTCTTTCGCATCGTTCAACGCATTTGGAGAGAAAAAGTCGTAATCAGGTAAATCAATATCTTCATTATATATTTTATCTTGTTCTGGTAATAAAGCATTAATAGAAATGCCGCCATAACAGACCAACGCCTTTTTTTTAATGAAATTTTCTACAATAGAAATCATTTCTTGTGTTTCTTCTGTTTTAATCATTCGTTTAGCTATTTTAGCTTCGGCTTCATCAACTTGCATACGCAATATAGCCAATTCACAATCACTGAAACTCATTGATTTATCACACACCTTGTCTTTCATAATATATAGTGATATCTTTTTTCACCAGTTTAAATACTAAAACTAAAATAATCACTTGAAATGTCTCGTGATTCATAAGACAATTCGGGACGTTGAGGTGTTGGGTCCGGCAATTCAACAGGCATGTATCTCAATCTCTCTGGTTTTAAAGCAAAGGCAAATCCAACTTTATCAAAAAATCCAATATTTTCTTCCAAATAATTATCTACATATTGGTATCTCATTGCAATCATTTGACAACCACTTTCTCTCACAACGATTCCATTTGGATTCACTGGATTTATTTCATTGTCTGGCATTCCCATTGACAAGTTTTGTTTGTTATATTCTTGCAATTCAATAAAATCCGGTGCATATTTAATATCATAATAACGCAATGCTCTCATAAAAATAGAATTGCTTGTCATGTTTACATATTCCATAAATTGATTGTTTTCTAAAAACATTTTATTTTCTCTATCAACAATAAGAATAATATTGTTTTTTGATGCAAATGTAAGCAATGGCACTGACCCAATATTTTTGCCATGATTTTCATAACTATACTGTTCTCCAAGCATAAATCCGGAATATTGTTTAAACAAGTCCGCGAAATTTGCAATCATTTTTGAATTGTTACTTTTTATTCTCAAATGAACAATTAATGGGTCTGTATAATTCGGTGCGGTGCTAGCTGAAAACGCATAATTCGTTAAAATATTCATTACTTCTGAAAACTCTACATAATTATATGTTTCCTTTACATAATTATTGTCTAAAATAGAAGTAGACACAACCGGTTTGTCATCAATGGAATATATTTCAAAATCAAGTCCTCGACATCCTTGTTTTAATACATTAATTAAATTACACGTGTCTACATAATCATTTTTATAACTTCCACCACTACAGCAATTATAAGCGGTTTTAATATAATAATCCTGTAAATTAAATTGACATTGTTTGGAGGATGCGTTCAATGGTTTAAGTTTTGTATTTAATGTGCCATAAATGTTATTCATAAATGTGCATTCCCTGCTTCTTAATCCAGTAATATATAAATAATAAAATATTCCTGAAATTATAACAACTAGACTAATAATAAAAATAATTATTTGTGGGGCATTTTTATCCATATTATTATATATAAGAAGTATTTAAAAATATAAAAATACTTATATATTAATGGGTGGAGGTCTATTAAATTTAGTAAGTCAAGGTCAGCAAAACATTATATTAAATGGCAATCCTAGTAAAACATTTTTTAAAACAACCTATGCCAAATATACCAATTTTGGATTACAGAAATTTCGTGTAGATTTTGATGGTTCCAGAACATTGAGATTGATTGAAGAATCCACGTTTACATTTAAAATACCTAGATATGCCGATTTATTAATGGATTGTTATATTTCTGTTGATTTGCCTTCTATTTGGAGTCCCATTTTTCCACCTCAACAAAATTCACAAAATGAAAATCCTGATTGGGTTCCATATGAATTTCAATGGATAGACAATATTGGCGCACAAATGATTAAAAATGTTACGATTACATGTGGCAATCAAACATTACAGGAATTTTCCGGTGCATATTTATTATCAATGGTCCAACGCGATTTTAGTGGTCCTAAAAATGAATTGTTTAACAGAATGATTGGAAATGTGGTTGAACTAACAGACCCAGCCAATGCGAGTGGGCGTGTAAATACATATCCAAACGCATATTATAGCCCAAGTGTTCCTGGTCCTGAACCATCTATTCGTGGAAGAACATTGTATATTCCATTAAACGCATGGTTTAATTTAAAAACGCAAATGGCATTCCCATTAGTCGCATTACAATACAATGAATTACATATAACGATTACTCTGCGTCCAATTTATGAGTTGTTCACTATTCGCGATGTAATGGATCCACTTAATCAATATCCACGAGTTGCTCCGAATTTTAATTTATATTATATGCAATTTTATCGTTTTCTTCAACCACCTCCTGACATATGTATTGGGGTAAATTCATATGTAGACACACGAACATTATGGAATTCCGACATTAATTTAAACTGCACATATTGTTTTCTCTCTAACGATGAATCAAGATTGTTTGCTTTAAATGAACAAAAATATTTATTTAAACAAGTGCGCCAAACTATTTTTTATAATGTTACAGGACCAAATAAAATACAATTAGATTCATTGGGATTAGTTACAAGTTGGATGTTTTATTTCCAACGAAGCGACGCAAATCTGCGAAATCAATGGTCTAATTATACCAATTATCCATATGGAGAGGTTCCATTTAATGTTATTCCTGCTCCCATGGATGACATGTTTCCAGTTCAACAATACGATGGATGTTCTTTGTATATTGGTCCTGGACAAAACATTGGTGGAAGCCCTACTGGTTTAATGATTACACCTATTTATACTATTGAAAACATAAAAGAAATATTAATTACATTAGGCATATTGTTAGATGGACAATATAGAGAGAACTTGCTGCCTGTGGGGGTGTTTAATTACATTGAGAAATATGTTAGAACTATGTCAAACGCACCAGATGGATTATATTGTTATAATTTTTGTTTAACGACAGACCCATTTGATTTGCAACCTAGTGGTGCATTAAACACAAATCGTTTTAATTTAGTGGAATTTGAATTCACTACAATTACCCCTGCGTTAGATCCAAACGCTCAAACACTCACTATATGTAATCCCGCAACTGGAAATATTATTGGCATTAATAAACCGACATGGCGAATTTATGATTACAATTTCAACATGGTTCTATTTGAAGAGAGAATTAATGTTGTCACTTTTGTTGGTGGTAATGCTGGATTAATGTATGCGACATAATAATAATAAATTTAAATATCTGAATGTCTTTTTGATTTAATAACCTTTTCTTTTATTAAATCAATAAATTACGAAAAATAGGAATTAGAAGAGAGAGGTCCTTCGTCTATAAATTCTCCCGTAATTGAATATCTTTTTGAATAATCCGGCATATTTGGCAGACCTGTTGGTTTATATCTTTTATCAAATAGTTTTCTCTCTTGATTAAACGCGGAACGCCACACATTTGTCCCAAAATTTGCTTGTGGTGCCGGTTCAAACTGGTATTCTCCATTACCATAAAGTTTTGCTTGTGTTCCAATATCAGTTGTTAAAGTAGAATAAGCAGGGGTAACCCCAGCCGTCAATTTGCCAGCATCATTGTTTCCTGGAACATTGTCTTTTGTAGGAGGCAATGGAGGAACAAAAGGCTGACAACCAGGACAATCTATATCTGACAAACATTGTTGTCCTGTTTTAGAACATCGCGCATTTATACACATGTTTGTACAACTAAAAGTAGTAGTTAAGGGTAAATTCACAGTGTTTGTGGTTTGACTGCTTTCTTGACTGCTTTCTTGACTGCTTTCTTGAGTGCTTTCTTGACTGCTTTCTTGACTACTAGATTCATTATCAAAACCTTCACACACTTTTTTAGACAAGACAAACAATAATAAAATAAAAAATACTGCTAAAAAAACTTTAAGCATATATATCCAAAACATTTTATTATATTATAATATGTCTGACATTGATTCTAAAAAAGATAATAGCAAAAAAATTGGTGATTATGGGAAAAAACTTGGATCATCCATTATTAAATTTTGTATACTTATTTTAATTGGTTGTTTAATATTATACGCAAGCAAATCATGTGGTTCTGGTGTTTTTGATATCATAATACCAGCATATTATATTGAAGGGTTAACTGATACCATGTTATTTAAACCTAGACAGTGCCCAAAAAAAGATGATACAACTGTAACAGATGCTTATGAGCCATTGTTAAACACACAATATATAAATCGCATACAAGGAAATGACAATCAAAGCCTATATCAAGAATTAAATTTTTCATATAATTCTGAAAAACAGTCCATATGGAAAAATTTAAACGACAAGCTGAACGAGATAAAGACAGAAATGCGCGGTAAAACAATGGGAGATAAAAATCCAACAAAGAAAAAAATGTCTTTTTTTGAACTTTTTATAAGTGGAATTATAAGTAATGTAACTATATTTAATTTAACATTCTTAAATAGTTATTTTAAATTTTTAAATAATAATTTTTCAGACAGTGCTACTATTATTTTTGGACCTTTTATTTCAATAATTATTTTATTAATAATATCAATCATGTCAATGTTTGTAACTGCTTATTATGTTGTGTATAATGCCCAATGGTTATCATTACATACAGCAGCTGATAAATATGAAGATGGCAAAGCCTATATATCAACACATAATTCACACATTGGCATTAATGGAGCTCCAATATTTTATACACCATCCAAAAATTTATTATTTTTTCCATGGTTGTTTTGGATAGGTTGGTGTATAATGATTGGTTATATTATAGCTATTATTATATTTCCAATATCACTTGGTCTAACTGCATACAATCTTTTAAAATGGTTATTTTTTATACTATTTTTGCCATCAACATGTAATGATGAACCATGTAATTTTTTTACAATGTTTGTAGATAGTTTTAAATATAAAAAGCCATTAATATCATGGATAATGTCATTGATTGTTATATCTACCTCATTTGATGTATTTGATACTGCAGGTGGGGCAATTGCTATTATTGTTTTTTTATTAGTATATTTTAATATAATTAAAATTGGATTATTTGATAAATATGTGCCTACAGATGATGAAGTGAAAACATTTGTACGAATGAATAAAGTGGATGATTTATTGCCAAAATGTGTTACCAAATATGAAGAGGTTCAGCCTGAAGCTGTTGTTGAACCTACTAATGAAGAGGTTCAACCTGAATCTGAAGTTGTTGAACCTGAGCCTGAACCTGAACCTAAAGTTGTTGAACCTGAACCTGAGCCTGAAGTTGTTGAGCCTGTCGAATCTCCTGTCGAATCACCTGTCGAATCACCTGTCGAATCACCTGTCGAATCACCTGTCGAATCACCTGTCGAATCACCTGTCGAATCACCTGTCGAATCACCTGTCGAATCACCTGTCGAATCACCTGTCGAATCTCCTGTCGAATCACCTGTCGAATCTCCTGTCGAATCACCTGTCGAATCTCCTGTCGAATCACCTATTTTTAATAACCTTGCCAAACAAATTGCCGATGAGGCCGCAGCAAAGGTTAATTCCAAGGCTGCTGAGGCTTTAAAAAATGCTACTGAAACAAGTGTAAATGCGGTAAAAGACATTCCTACTCAATAAGGCTGCTCACTTGATTGAAAAACAATCTCTTACAAAATAATAAATGAAAACAATAAATTATAATATAAATAAAGCACATATTTACATTATGTCAAAAAGGCAACCATTTGTAAGTATATGCACACCAACATTCAATCGCCGTCCATTTATTCCATATATTATTAAATGCATAGAAAGCCAAACATATTCCAAAAAAAGAATAGAATGGGTTATTATTGATGATGGAACTGATAAAATAGAGGATCTTGTTTCTCATATTCCATATGTAAAATACAGTTATTATCCAGAAAAAATGACACTAGGTAAAAAACGCAATTTAGCACATGCAAAATCAAAAGGCAGTATTATTGTTTATATGGATGATGATGATTATTATCCACCAGAACGTATTTCACACGCAGTCGAAACCTTGAAAGCGAATCCATCCGCGTTGTGTGCTGGGTCAAGTATGATGCATATTTATTTTAAACACATTAATCAAATGTATTCCTTTGGACCTTATGGACCAAATCATTCTACTGCAGCAACATTTGCTTTCAAGAGAGAATTATTATCACACACCTCTTATGAAGAAACTGCTTCATTGGCAGAAGAAAAACATTTCTTAAAAAACTATACAATTCCATTTGTTCAATTAGAACCATTAAAAACAATCTTAGTTTTCTCTCATGTTCACAATAGTTTAGATAAAAAGACATTGATAGAAGAAAATAATCTGAATCAATTCGTAAAAGTATCGCCAGTAAAGGTGAGTGATTTTATTAAAGAACCAGAATTAGTAAATTTTTATATAAATGACATTGATGCTTTGTTGGAAAAATATACACAAGGCAAGCCCGAAAATAAACCAGATGTCATGAAACAGTTGGAAGAAATGACCAGAAATAGAGAGAAAATGGTGTTGGAACATCAATTACAACAAACTCAGCAACAAGCATATCAATATATTCAACAAATTCAATCACAATTATCACAAGCCTTACTTGAAAATACCCATTTAAAAGAAAAAAATGAATATTTAGAAAACAAAATAAAATCTATTATAACTCAACAAATAAACAGTTACAAAAATAAATGAAATTAATATAAAGATATTTAAATCATTATACTAAATGTATAATGATGATAGATTCCATCCTACTGCAGCATTAGATAATGATGAATTAAAACCATTATCTAACACAAATGATTTTGAAGACCCATATTTGAATAAAATAAAAAAATCATATATAGACAACAATGGGAAAAAACAATTTTATACGTTAGAATACTATTTCAATGGCGATGTTGGAAGTCAAATAAGAAATGCTATAACAGGAGTAAAATACAAGAATTGTTTTGTTGGAACAAAAAGCGAATGTCATTTATTCAAAACAAACATGCCTACTATGAATAATTCATCGAAACCACATATTTTATTTTATAACAGTCCTCAAGAATATGAATCGCATCAATGCGTCGTCTTGTCCGAAAAGACAATTCAACGATGGCTAGACAAACATATTTCTAACTCTGTATAAAACCAAGAAATCATTCAATCTTCATCATCGCTGGTATCTATTTCAATTTCAACATTGTCAGCTATATTATCATTTGTATATTTGGTAATATATCTATAAATTCGGTTAATGTCTAATTTAGTAATTTCATAATTTTCCAAATAAACAACTAATTCATTATCATTATATTTACTTTTTAAATCAAGGAAGAACGCAAATACGTCTTTTTTATCCATTCCCAATTGCTGGCACAAATTTTGTATAAACAATGTATTATTATATTCTGTAGAAAATTTAGTAAGCACTTTTGTAAAACGAACATCCGCAATATTAAATTTACGTTTTTTCTTAAAACTAGAATGATATAAATGATTGTTTTTAAAGGTTTTAATTAACGAACTCATTTCATTAAATTGCCATATTTGTTTTTGAAATGTAACTCTATCAATGTAATCTGCGAAACAAAGGTTGTCTAGTTGTTTAATATAAAATGGAATCGATACATTTGGTTTCATTTTATCAATAACTTCAATAATATTTTCGTGCCATAATAAACCAATAATAGTTCTATCTGTTTCATTTATAACAGCATTATGTTCTTCAATATTAAATGGTTGGGTGATTATTTTTTGAACGATTTGTTTTGTATCATCATTGTATGTTTTTAATTGAAATACATCTTGAATAATTTTCGATTGTAATATATCTTTTTTATTCTGATAAATATTCCATAGATTATGTAATTTTTTTAAATCTCCTTGAATGTATTGTATAAACAATGGATCCAAAGTAGGCATTATTTCTTTAACAATTGTATTAATTTGTTCTTGAGTCGGTGTTTTTAATTCAATTGTATTACACACCTTCATCAATTCTTTAATTTTTTTGTCAATGTGATAATTACCAATACAAATAATAGGATTCATTGTAATCTCTTCTAATTTCTGTTTTTTTGTTTTTTTAGGGCGTATTAATTTAATAAGGGTGTTTATTCCTCCCTTGTCTCCATTATTCATGCCATCTATCTCATCCATTATGATTGCTATTTTTTTAATTTTTTTATGAAATAAGCTCATAATATTTTTATCGGACATGTTATGTTGTGAAATGGTGTCAATAATCGATTTATTACGAAAATCTCCTGCGTCATATTTGATAATGTCATAATCTAATTCTTTTAAAATGTTAATGATAAATGTAGTTTTGCCTGTTCCAGGTTCTCCATAAATATAAATCCCTTTTTTAATGCTATTATTTGATTTGTTTTGGTCAAACATTGCGAGTGTTTGTTTTACAAATAATACATTTTCTTCACGATTTAAAATTGCGTTTAGATTTAATTGATTCATTCTTTTTATTTTCTAATTCTTTTATATGAGTTTTTTTTCATCAGTAAAAAAGATGTTTACTAAAACAACCCGCAGAAAAGAAAGTGAAAAAGGGGTAGAAATGTCGGGGAATGTAAAACCAGTATATACAAGAAAAATAGTTGGGGTATCTCCAAAAAGACAACATCGTATAATGAATAGTCCACCTTTAAGAAAAAAAACAAATCGGCGTGGTCGTCATTTAACACCAATTAAATCTATGACACCATCTAGCACACCTCAAACAATTTCTATGCCTAGATCCATTTCAAGATCCAAATCAAGAAGTCCTTTGCCTCCTTTACAAATACCAAAATCATCATCTTATAATTCATCAAGGTCTAAATCAAGAAGTAATTCAATGTCTAAATCAAGAAGTAATTCAATGTCTAAATCGAGGTCTAAATCAAGAAGTAATTCAAGGTCTAAATCAAGAAGTAATTCAAGAAGTAATTCGAGGTCTAAATCGAGGTCTAAATCAAGGTCTAAATCAAGAAGTAATTCGAGGTCTAAATCAAGAAGTAATTCAATGTCTAAATCAAGAAGTCCTTTGCCTCCTTTACAAATACCGAAATCATCATCTTATAATTCATCAAGTTCTGCTACTCGACGAAAAAGACAACAAGGACAAAGAAGACGTAGACATCCAAATTATACAAAACATAGAATATATAGAGCAAGATTGAAAACATCTCCATGTCGTAAAATAAAACCAGGTGCAAAATGTAAACTACGAACTCAATGTAAATATGCAATGGGTAATATTCGCCAATTTTGTAGAAAAAGAAAAAACATGCGTATTAGACATTAACCTATTTTAAACCATATCTTTTAGTACGATTTTTACGACGCTTGTGTGTTTTGTTACGACGCTTACGTGTTTTATTACGACCTCGACCTAGATTATTTTCATTCAATTGTTCAATGGCATCATTTAACATTTGAGTAAACGATGTGGCATCAGGATCCGAGGATAGATCAGGATGAAACATTAGATATATTTTAACTTTAAGTTTTTTATTAAAAACTTGATCTGGTGTTATGTTTAATAATTTGTTTGCTCTAGTAACAGTGTTAATGGGATAATGATTATGGCTCATCAATTTAAATCTAGCACGCCATTCTTCAATTGTTGTTGGCGGAGGCAACACATCGACATCATCGAAATTCTCAGATACTACAGATGACCTCGAGCCAAAATCCCTACGCCTATAGCTATTTTGTTGGTTTTGTCGACTTTGACGTTGTCGGTAGCTACTTTGTTGTCGTCGTCGGTGTCTATAACTTTCTCCTGGGTCTTCTTCTTGTTGTTTGCTTTTACTTTGTTCTTGTCGTTTTTTTCGTTGTTCTTGCGCGCTTTCAAAATGTTCTTGTCGTTGTTCTCGTGCACGTTCAAATTGTTCTCGTCGTTGTTCTCGTGCACGTTCAAATTGTTCTCGTCGTTGTTCTCGTGCACGTTCAAATTGTTCTCGTCGTTGTTCTCGTTCTTTTTTAAATTGTTTATCAGTTATGCCTTTTTCTTTGGCAAGTGCTTTTCTTCTATATCTTGATCCTTTTTTTATGCTTACATTTTCTTGAGTTTCATCTCCACTAAATTCTACAGCTGTGCCATAATTATCCGAATCATCAGATGTGTGCTGACTCATATATATATATATATACATATATATTATTTTTAGTAAATTAGGGTTGTTATGTATTACATGGGTTAGGCACTCCATATGTAATTCCATCCCAAGAAAGACCACAATTAGTTGCCCAATTATATTTACTACATAATTCATTGCTGCCTGTAAATGCTGGAGTAGTAAAATCTTTTGTGTAATGTCCACCGGATGATGTATTCTTGCAACTTCCTAAATCCTTAACATTAACACATTGTCCGCCATTTCCAGAAAGATCAATCCAATAATCAGGACAATCGCCAATTATAGGGGGCCACTGCTCTTTTTTTGACTGTTTAATTGTAATCCCAATAAATAATAATGTAACAATTAAAATAACTAACGCAATAATTAAAACATATTTTTGAAAACTTCCAATATCCATATAATTGAAATATATTTTTCTATTTCAATTATATAATGAATTATAACGGCAGGGTAGATTTAAAAACTCCCAATACAAGTGCTTTATTTACAATGTATGATAAAATACCAGCAAATCAATGTTCTACATTTAGAGATCCCACTCAAGGGCTTTGGTCAGAAACTACATTATCTAAAGTATTTTTTTCAAAAGAAAATATCCAAATAATACAAAACGGCATTCGTTATGGTGTATATAATAAATCAAATAATCAATATTTGGTAGGTGAACAGGACTGTGATTCTCTTAAAATAATAATGAGAAGCATTTTTTTACAATATTCCGCAAATAAATTAGGGAACATTCCCGACCAAGTGAGACAACTAAATCAAATGATATTAAATTATTGTATTGCTCAAGTGTATTCCGAGGCGCAAGGATACATAAAATATTTATATGATGTCAGTACATTAGCTGTGCCAATTAGTCATCCAATAATGGCGAATAATAATGATCGAGAATTGGAATTGAAACCATGGTTTTAAACCCCTTGAAGAATTAGAATTGGACAAAGTCCCATTCTTTTCTTAAGGGTGAGTGACCGGTAAGTTGAAAATTAGGACGCTGTAAGCGTCCCATTTTAAATGAAGCTAAAAGGAGCTTCGCTCCTTCATGATGAAGCGTAGCTTCATTTACGCTTCATCATGAACCTTAATGGCGAACGCCATTAAGGTTTTAAATCTTCGCCGGTTTAGACCGAACCCTTTTTCATCTTTTTCGTCTTGATTTTGTCCTGTTTTTTTGTCTCTGATCCACCTTGTTTTAAATTGCTTGTACTAATTCCATAATTTCGTTCTCTTTTGTAAATAATATATTCTTGCCGCAGCGCATCCAATTCGCCATTCCACATTTCCATAATTGTTTTATTTCGAATACTTTCAAGTTCCACACATTTTATAGAATATTCACGAAATAATTTATCCGCATTTTCTTCCGTGACACTATCCATGGGCATTTTCGTCAAATATTTATATTCACAGTCATTGTCAACAATCGCATACCCTTTATTTGTCAACATTTCAACAACCTGCTCTTTTTTCTTTTTTCGCAAATCAATTGTATCCTCCAAATTTTCACGAACATAATTTGTCTTATTTCGCAAAATAATCAACTCTTGTTCCAACGCAGCAATTAAATATTCTTTCCTTTTTTTATATAAAGACAATCTTATCTCAAAATAATCATCTATAATTTCTTCAATTGTATCATATTTTTTCAATGTATCATGAGCATCAAATAAATGCATGTTCGTATTACTACTAGTAGAATACAATTTAAATATTTTTTCAAGACCATTACAACCATAATCACATGTCATGGTTTCCAATTCTTCCAGTTTACCTTTTGACAATGTAATTGTAAAATCAATATTCGTGTCTTTGCTCATATCATTATAATCTTTTACAACAGGCACAATTTTTTTGCCTGTTTTATCAACCGAATCTGTCAATGTTTCCAAGTGCTCTTTAAAGTCTTCTGTCCAAAACCCAACAGGCAACTCAGTAATATGAATCTTATCCGACGCGATTTTTGCGTATTTACCTTTAAATAAGAATTTACCCGTCGTGATTTTCTCTATTTGACCTTGAAACCCTTCATAATATGGGAGAAAGTCTATACTTGTTGTCTTTAGCTCTTCTGCTGGCAACAATTTATATTTCAAATAATCAATAATTTCTATCGGATTATAACACATAATGTCAGTGCTAAATCCGGTGCCAATGCCTTTTGATCCATTTACTAAAATCATCGGAATAATTGGTGCGTAAAAGATAGGCTCAACAATCAGACCATCATCATCCAAATACTTCAAAATAGCATCATCTTCTTTTGGAAATATAGAACGAGTTATTTTATTCAATTGAGTATAAATATATCTTTCTGACGCATGGTCTTGTCCGGTTCGTCTAGTTCCAAACTGACCATTTGGCATTAATAAATTAATATTGTTTGAGCCAATGAAATTTTGCGCCATTCCAATAATTGCGGCATTTAAACTCGCTTCTCCATGATGATATCCTGAATGTTCAGAGACATATCCACTAAATTGAGCAACTTTTATTTCCGTTGTTAAATTCTTTTTAAACGCAGAATACAATATTTTGCGTAAACTAATTTTCAATCCATCCATTAAATTAGGAATGCTTCTGTCACAATCATATTTTGAGAAATGTATGAATTCTTTATTGATAAATTCTTCATATGAAACACTCGTGTTATCTGTATTTAAATAACTATCTCGATTGTATTTTTCTAACCATTCTTTTCTATCACTTGCGCGTTTTTTATTAAATATTAAATCAATTGTCTCATCACTTTCTTTGCCTGTATGTTGAAATCCAACAATTTTCTTTTGTTGAAAATATTCACGAAATTCTTTTCCAGTGCTTGTTCCAAGACCTTTATAATATTTGATTTTCCAATTATTCATATTTGTATTTTCTTTCCATTCATTGTATTCACCTTCATTATAAAAGATAATGGTTTGATTACCCTTGTGTGCCTTTAAAATCGGCGTATTCATAAACCCAATAAATCCCGGTATTTGCAAAAGAGCTGACCACTGTGTGTGAAACAAATTAATACATAACCCTTTAATATGATGACCATCCAAATCAGCATCTGTCATAATAAGAACACGACCATATCTCAAATCATTTGTGCCAATGTATTCACGACCAGTTTCTAATCCAAGTATTTTTTTAATTTCAGCAATTTCCTTGTTCTCACTAATTTTTTTAATGTTTTCTCCACGCACATTTAATATTTTTCCCTTCATTGGATATACGCCATAAGAATTTCTATCTTCTGAAGAGAGACCAGAAACAATGCCTGCTTTTGCGGAATCTCCTTCACAAAAGATAATGGTGCATTCAGATGAACGTTCGGTTCCAGCCCAATTGGCATCAATCAATTTTGGAATTCCACGGATATTTTTCGTTTTAACACCATCCGTTTTTTTTGCCGCCTTGTTTTCTTTCACTTCTGTCAACGCGCATGCCGCATCCATTACACCGATTTTCGCCAATTTTTCAATGAATTTATCAGATACAACACACGCAGAGCCAAATTTTGAGAAAGGTGTATTCATATAATCTTTTGTCTGGCTATCAAACGCGGGATTTTCTATATCACATCTTAAAAAGAGAATCAATTGTTCTTTAATATTATTTGGATTTACCTTGACTTTGCGTTTTTTCTCAATGTATTCCACCAATTTACGTGTAATTTGATTTAAAATGTATTCAACATGTTTTCCGCCTTTGGATGTATGAATTCCATTGACAAATGACACATGTGCAAACTCGTGACTAGATGATAACGCCACAGCATATTCCCATCTCTCACCATTGTCTTCATATACACGTTTTACCTCGTCCTTATTCCCAATATAAAGATCAATGTATTGCATAAAATTTTTCACCGGAATCAATTGAGAATTATATTTGACCTTTAAAGTCTTGTTTGTTACTGCGGCAACATCATATACGCGTTTTTTCAACAATGAAATAATGTCTGGAGTTAATCCTTCAGGCATTCCAAAACGAGCATAATCTGGACAAAATGATATTTTAGTATATGGCTTTTTACCCGTACATTTTGTAATTTGTGGTGGACAAATTTCATTTAAATTATCATTGAATTCTTGTTTATATTTCAATCCTCTAACATGGTCTACAGTTTCAATAGAGCCGCGAATTGACCAAATAAGCGCCAATTTAAATCCAAATCCGTTTTTTCCACCGACTATTTTTTTCTCGTTTTTATCATAATTCGTAGAGGTACGCAAATGTCCGAAAATCAATTCTGGTATCCAAATTTTATATTCAGGGTGTTCTGCGACATCAATTCCATTGCCATCATTTGTCATAATAATTGTGCCGTCGGCTTCCACAATTGTCACATCAATATAAGAGACAGGTAATGTATTTTCTATATTAGAATTAAACGCTTGCTGCATACGAATTACATGATCGCGACAATTTACAATTCCTTCATCAAAGAGTTTAAACAAACCCGGAATGTATGTAATGTTTTTCTCAATAATTTTAGTATTATCTTCGTTTAAAATCCAGACATTTGATTCAATCTTTTCCACTGAACCGATATATGTATCTGGATTATCCAAGATGTGTTGTTTATCCGTTTTCTGTTGATATTTGTTTGACAAGTCCATTGTTTTATTTCTTTAATTTGTTTTATTTCTTTATTTTGTTTCAATTTTTATTATATGATAAACATTACTCCTGGTTCTCTAAATAACATAATCACTCCTAATAAATTTTATTGTAAATGTGTAAAAAAACAAGGATATACTTTTGGTGGACAAAATTTGTTTCCAAACATTTCAACCAATTTAATAAACTCTCATATTATTAAAACAAGTTTAGGAGGAAAAATCACTTTCGGCAATTGTTATTTAGGACAACAACCACTAATTGATGCGTTAGGAAGCATCGAAGGACAACCGGGCGGAAGTTTCTCTCCTGTTAGGAATAAATTTTAGGTGAAATTAAAATTTATTATCTATATTAATTTTATAATGACACGATTTACTAAAACCGAATCAGGGAAATATAAAATTGCTGGCAAAATGTTTGAACTTTTGGTTGGAACCCGCGCTCAAGTGTGGCATGGTACCGCGTATAAAACCAGTGGTGGATTAAGTAAACCGAATTTGATGCAGAATCACGCTGGAAGAATTGTTTCCAAGGCAAAACATGCGACCGCGAAAAAAGAAATGCGCTTGCTAAAACACGGCTATGGAACACAAAAGGGTAAATTCGGATTTGTGAAATTGACAGGACATCGTGGCCGTAAGAGTAGACACAGCCGAAAAACTCGAGGACGAGGACGAAGAATGCGTGGAGGCAGTGGAATTACAAGTGAATTAAGTCCTCATGATTTTTCGGCAGATGGCAATTATCCTACTTCTGGTGTTGCCACACAACATTAAATCTTCGTGTCTGCAAACATATCATTTCTTTCTTCAATAATAATTTTAATAATTCGTTAATTATAATAAAAACCATTGATTGTTAATAAATGTGTCATACACGATAAATTCAGGAATTTTAACATACAAATATTTTTCAAAATACCGTTTGCTAACAATAAATTTACTAGATTTGTCATCCATAAATCGGCAATAATAATTATAGGCGTCATCCATTGACAACAATGAGGTGTTTTTATTCTGAAATGATGTTTTAATAAAATCAAAAGAATCATGAATGTCATCCATTTTATTCCAAATTGAACAACTAATATTTAAAATAAATTTTTCTTCTAAAATTTCAATTTGTGGGAAAAAATGGATAATTATTTTTTGAATATAATCTTCACTTATATTCATATTTTTGACAAAAGAATTGTTTTGTTTTACCCAATAATTAAAAAGCATTGATATTTCATCCAATTCTAATTCCTCCGCAGTATGTGTCGTATTACAATTCATACTTTTCTCCCAAAAAGAAATGAAATCACATACAACAGGCAAAAATTTACTAGTAATATTTAAAAATGTGTCAGACACCTCATCATATTCATATTTCTCTCTTAGTGCCTGTTTTAATGTATTAGAATAAATCATGTTTGGAAATGAAAAACCTGACAAATATTGTTTCCAAATAAAATGTAAATTCTTCCATTCAATTTTCATGACATTTGTTGGTTCTGCTGGTTGAATGCAGTATTTACAGAATTTATTAATAATTACTTTTTGTGTGTTCTTTTTTAAATACAACACATATGATTTGAATTCATCATCATCCATATTACTCTCAATATAAGTATCCGAATTTTCATAACGGTTTGAATAATGTGCTGCGACACATAATAAATTCAATCCTATTTTATGAATATGTTCTTCCCATAATTCAAATGAAAAACAATCATTGATTTTTAACAAACGACAATTTTCATAAGAATGATTTTCATGATATTTACACATAAAATTGTGAGTGACATTAATGTTTGAAATGCTTGAACACGCAATGTGATGTATTTCATTTAATAGTCTTTTTGTCTTTTGATTGATTAAAAAAATCAGATGCGAATTTTTCTTTAATATGTTGTCTCCAATGACTGTTAAAAAATATTTCGCATGATTTTTATTTGTAAAAATAGATGGATACAATAAATTTAGTACGCGTTGTATTGTGTCGGATTCAGGAATACAGTTAAATAAATTGCGGTCGCGTATTTGTTTAACCACATACGATTTGGTGCGATGTTTCCACTGCATTAACACCCGGTCTTTTGAAATGCTAGAAAGCAAATTATATATAATAGTATCTTCTTTAATAATAAGATAATTCGTACCATCATATTCATAAAAATAATTGCTACTCGGCAAATAATAATATTGATGTTTGCTGAGAAAAATTTCAATAAATGTTTGTTGTTCGTTAGATAAATAATTTGTACGAAGAACCCTTTTTTCGTGATTCTTTAATTCATATTCTAATGTGCTTGGCAAATAATTAATAATATGATTGCGAATGCGTTGTAACATATATGGGTTTTCCTTGTATTTTTCACATACTTCTTGAATTGTTTTTTCACAATTTTCACGTAATAATTCCATTTAAAAAAAGTATTTGTATGTTTTTAAACCCTTTACATTTCGTGAAATAAGTTAATCTATATTTGATTCTTTCTCACTAATTAGACGGCATATTACACACTTTTCCTGCTTTTCTCCCTACCACAACCTATTTCGGAACCTCTTGCGAAAATAGTGTATGCTTGATTTTCTCAAAACTTAACTTTACTATTCATGTAATTACGACCCTTAACACCAGAATATTCGGTATACACTTCTCCAAAAACAGGCGCACCACTAAGTCTATTCATATCACTAAGACTAGAAAGCTCGTTCTTAACCAGCCCAGACATTTCATCATAATCATCCTTTTTAGATGAACCGATAAACCATAATAACTTGTTAAACCAAGTAAAACAACAGTTCTAACAATGGCCTCTGAAAATTAGTTGTCGAATAAAGAACAACGCAACAAAAACATTGAAATATAAAACAACAACAACGAGAGAAAATAGTTATTATTAATTACAGCAAATCTAATCTACATCATCACTATCTGTTTCTGGTTCTGGTAGGTTGTATTCAGACTCATCCTCTACATCGTAAATGTTCAAAATTCTCCGTTTCAACATTTCATTGTTTTGATAACAATAAACAGTGGCATACTGTATTTGAAGATATTCCAACGTAATGTCTCTCCATTGCAATGTATGTTGTTCTCCATATTCACTGGAATAATATGAATTTATATAATGAATCGCCCGAGTAATGTCCACTCCTTTCCAAAATTCACTCGGTGAAATATACTCGCAAAATGCGGGTGCGTTCGACAATGTGTCAAATAAAAATTGATCGTTCCAATATTCATCCCATAAAAACCGGTCTTCTGGCAATTCCTCTTGATAAGTTGAATACGCAAACTCCAAATAACCAACAACATACGGATTAATTTTATCAATGGACATGTTATGAATAATTATGAATAATTTATGAGATATAAAAAGCATTTCAATTTTATAATAAACAAAATAATATATAAAGATTTAAATAAATGTTTATTATGTCAAATTTAAAAAACACAGAGTCTCAAGGAAATGTTCTCACTATTAAAACCGTTCAAATTGCCCCATTTCGCACCTTAATGACAGCATTGAAAGACATTTTATTAGAAACAAACATTACATTTCAACCAGACGGAATTCGAATCATAAATATGGACAAATCTCACACAATTTTGGCGCATCTTTTTTTAGCCGCACCGAATTTTGAATTTTATGAATGCAAAAAGGAAAAAATTATTATTGGTGTAAACATGTTTCATTTGTTCAAACTTATCAATTCGATTGACAATGATGACACATTGACTATTTATATCGAAAACGCGGATTATGCCGATGGAATTGTATCACATTTGGCATTAAAATTTGAAAATGGTGAAATAAAACAGTGTAAAACACAGAAGCTGCGATTGATTGAACCAGAGCCAGAAGAGTTGGAATATCCAAATGTGAAATTTTCATCTATTATTAATTTGCCTTCTGCCGATTTTCAGAAAATTATTCGCGACTTGACATGTATTTCTGATAAATTGGAAATTAAATCCGTCGGAAATGAATTAATATTTAAATGTTCTGGACAATTTGCTTCTGCTGAAATTCATCGTGCGGAATCTGATGGAAGTATGGGATTTGTATTGAAACAAGATGCGTCCAAGGTAATTCAAGGCGAATTCTCTCTGAAAAATCTGGGATATTTTATTAAATGTACGAATTTATGTTCTCAAATAGAAGTGTATTTAGAGAATGACCTGCCTTTGGTTGTCAAATATAATGTTGCTAGTTTAGGAGAGATAAAATTATGTGTTTCTTCTTTGCCATCATCATAATATTAATTGTTTTTTGCGTTAACATAAGGGTTTATAAGTTAAATCAAATATATTTTACTATTATAATAAAATATATTAATATATGTCTGGATTTACTAGAAATTATACAGATTATTTAGCTTCACAAAAAAATTGTTGTGTTCCTGGTCCTGTGGGTCCAATAGGACCACCTGGTCCGATAGGTCCTGTCGGACAACCTGGAATTACAGGCGCAACAGGTGACACAGGACCTCAAGGTGATACAGGATCTCAAGGCATTCAAGGTGATACCGGATCTCAAGGTGATACCGGATCTCAAGGTGATACCGGACCTCAAGGCATTCAAGGTGATACAGGACCTCAAGGTATTCAAGGCATTCAAGGTGATACAGGACCTCAAGGTATTCAAGGCATTCAAGGTGATACAGGACCTCAAGGTATTCAAGGTGATACAGGATCTCAAGGTGATACAGGATCTCAAGGTGATACAGGACCTCAAGGCATTCAAGGTGATACCGGATCTCAAGGTGATACAGGACCTCAAGGCATTCAAGGACTTACAGGACCTCAAGGCATTCAAGGTATTCAAGGTATTCAAGGTATTCAAGGTATTCAAGGCATTCAAGGCATTCAAGGTGATACAGGAGCAACCAATTCTACAGGGACAATAACATCTATTACAAAAACAACTTCTATATCATATACGGATGATGTTAATTCAACTACCGCAAGATTTATTGTTTCAACAGGCGAACCAATTACTATTACAGCATCTCAACGAGTTCATATTCAGTTTGTATTACAACATTCCGTTTCTGTTGGAGGTCAAAATGTAGGTGCTACAATAGGAAGAGGGACTGCTTCATCTGTCAGCACATCATATATTAATCTTGCTAATGGAACTGCTTTTTCTACTACTGATTTAACTATTACAAATAATCTTGCCACCATAGATAATTTAAATACAGGTTTATCTCAATCTTGGTATTCCAACGCAAATGAAACAAGCACATTACATTTGAATGCCTTGGATTTTCCTGCGTCGGCAAATACATATTATTACGCTGTTAGAATAAATAATGCATCATCCAGTAAGTTTTCTATAAGAAATTCATATTTTATAATAACAATTATAAATTTATGAGAGGTAAGTATATAATGTAGTCTTACTATAAAACTGAAAAGTCAAGGAGTAGATGTAGCGTGGAACGCTGGTATTGGTGGAGTTGTTATGACCTCTACTACTCTTAATGAATATGGTTCAGGGTTAAGCAACCGATTAGATGTTGTTGCTGATGAGTATTTCAATCAAGGGTTTAGTAATTTAACGCTCACGATTAACAACGCATAATAATTTCAAAAACAAATCAAATTATTATGTTCTCGTCTCTTTTTTCTCTCTCTTTTCAATGAAAACACTATATCCTTTATTAAGAACAGTAATTTCATTACCAACTTTTTCCAAGAAATGATTGACGGCTTCAAATGGGCGTTCTAATTTCTCAAAATCAACACCAATATTCAATGTATAATCATCAATTGCCATTATTCCACCAACATTTAATAATTTCCAACTTAACATTAAATCCAAATATACATCCAAACAAAGATGTGACCCATCCACATAAATAAAATCATATTTCTCTCCCATCCGGTTCATTTCAAGTAGAATGTCATAAGAATCACCTTTCCGTGCATTAATTCGTGATGATAATCCAGATTTGGCAACATTTCTATAAAACGCTTTTTCCACGCCATTTTCAACCATATTATTCATTGTTGCGTGTTGTTGTTCTTTATAATTCATCCAGGAATCAATCGCAACTCCGCAAGAGCCCGGAATCATTTTCACAATTTCAATTAAACTGGTCCCGGTGTAAACGCCAATTTCCAATACTTTTGGCTCAGTCTTAGCTGAATGAGTTGTATTAAAATGTAAAATCATGTTTTTGAATATTTCTTTTGCGCCTGAATCTTGGGCAAATCATATGTCCAATTATACATTCCATTCTATTCCAACATGCATTATTTTTCCAACAAATATTCGTTTAACAATCGTGTCGCTTGATTTTTCCAAGACAATTGTTTCGCCCATTGATAATTTTGTTCAACGAGTTCTTTCTTTTTTTGAGAGAAAGAAGATGTCATGTATGATAAAACTGCGGTTAGTGCCGCATTCTGCCATTCTTCTGTTGTTGCATCTCCAGGAATTAAAATGCCTCGATTGTGAACAGTGTTATTCAATGCTGCCAAATTAGAAGTAATGGCAAATGTTTTGGTTAATGCCGCTTCCAATGCTGTCAAACAAAAAGTTTCTGCAAAAGTGCAAGGATAAAACCATATATCAGAGGTTAACCATGCGTCAGCCAATTCTTTTTTAGATACCCAACCGTGATAATAAACATTCATCTTATTCGGTTTTTCATTATACATTTCCAATAGTTTTCGTATTTCCGCCATTTCTTCTCCAGCAACAGAATTCACCCATTTTCCATTTACATCACTATATATATGGAGAGAAGCTCGTGGTTCTGCGCTATAAATGCGACGCCACATTTTCAACAATTGCAACAGACCGCGATTCGGAAATGAAGAATAAATAAATTTAAACTGTTCTGTATGCGATAATGAGACACCGAATTTGTCTACATCAATGCCATAATAAAAAGGTGTTAATAAATCTTTCAATAAAGGAAATTGACCAGACATGTATTCAACGTGCCATTCAGTTAAACAGAATATTTTCTTCAATTTTGGGTCAATTGGAATAACACAACCACTAGGTGTCAAATCATGAAGAACCATGTATACATTTTCAACGCGACTTTTGAATGCAACAGGTAAATATTCTGAAAATCTGCTAACAATGCAACTATGCACATGGTTCTCTCTTACAAAGGAAAAATATTTGTTCAACTGATAATATATGACATCTTCAAAAAAGGTGTTTTTCAAGCAATTGCAAAACACAACGACTTGAAATGTCCATTGTTTTTGAATATGTCGTGCCATTTCAATAATATATGTTTCAGAACCGCCAACACCTTTTGTCAAAATATCACACCCTGTCCAAGGTTCAAATCCTCCATCCGCAACAAAGCACAAATACGGTTTTGTTACAATTGAAGCTTGTCTCATAACAAGAGGTGGCATTTTCACCAAATTTTCAAATATTTTATGCCATGAAACCATCACAACATATTGGTCTGCGTCATTCTTATTATTTTGTAAAAAAAGTGTTGTAGCACTAAGACCAAGAGAGAAATCTTCAAACATATAACAGAGCAACGGCAAAAATTTCGGTAAAAAATGGAAACTGAGAGTAGGCTTCAAACTATACTGTGCATGAATCGGATAGCCTACACGAAATGCTTCTTTGAAATAAAAAAAGGCTTTTTCATAATTTTTCGCTTCGTTGTAATGAATTCCTACAAAATACAAACTGTCAGGGCGTGTTTTATCCATTTCATATGCTTTCAAATACAAATCTTCACATATGGTCCACGGCTTATCCAATTTAAAATTCGCATTTCTCGCCGCTTCAAAACACGCATCTATTTTCTCTTGTAAAAACCCTTCGTTAGGATGCTCTACTCGTTTTATAAAATATTCATATGCTTTTTCAAAATTGCCAATTACATTATATGTTTGTCCCAAATAATATAAATGTCGCGGGTCATTTGGGTCTTCTTCCAATTCTTCAAGCAACAATTGTATATCATATTGTTTTCTGTTCATTGTTCGTGTTTCCATGTAATCGCATCTATAATCTAAAATGCGCGATTTATTCATTGGCACAATCACATTTTTATTATTGTCACTGTTAATTACTTCGTGTATTTTATAAATATATCGTAAATTTCTATCGGTTTTTACGATGCGATTTGAAACATATTCACTATCATCGCTTTTAATATACAAACTATGAGAGTCGCCAAATTGGTCTCCGCGAACCACATTTAAAAATCCCCGAAGGTCATCTTCAATAATATAAGTGTCATCCAACATCAACGCATATTTACATGTTTTGCCTGCCAAATCGAGACATCTATTCCGAGTATCACGAAAATTCACAAATGGTTCGCAATATAATTGTCCTTTTTTTTTGCCAACTAAAATGCGATTAATAATGTCAATTGTTGAATCAGTGCTTCCAGTGTCTAAAATAGTCCAATAATCAATAATCGGCAAATTTTTGGTCAACATGTCTTCAAATTGTGCACCACCATTTTTTACAATGATACATAAATGAATTAAATTGTCATATGTTAATAAATTGTTTTGAATAAAATAGTGAAAACTCATGTTAAATTGATCAATATAATCTGATGGAATGTATACAAATAATTCTGTATCTGACAAATTATATATTTTGCTATATTTTTGAGATAATATGATAGATTCATTTAAGGGAGCAACTAAAATCGGAACATTATTATTTTCAATCAAATTTATAGGGTTCTTTTCACAAAAATAAATGTAATTTTGTTCTGGTTCTAGTTCATTAATCCACGAAACATTTGATATATTATGCGAGGCAATGTTTTCATTAGTATTTGATTTATGTTGTTGGTCTGTGTCTCGTTCGAGTAAATACACATGTGAAAAATGCGGTGAACACTCTATCGGTAAAAACCCGCCGTGAGATGGAGATTGTATCAATAGATTAGTAGAATCATTGCCAAATCGCAAATTATCCAACAAGGATACCACTCTCTCGTAATAACCAACTTTCTCTCTAATAATTAAATTGTTGTATTCGGAATGAGGAACAACAACAAATTCGCTGTTGTCTACTTTATAAGTTTTTTTATTTATTTCGACAAGCATAAATAAATAAAAAAGAGGTATTTAAATCCTTTTCTTTAGAAAAGGATCATGCTGATTTCCATGTCAGTTAAATCCTTTAATATACGATAAATTTATTAATATTCGGGGACATGTTTTTTAAATAAACAACCGTTGGATGTTATTGATTTAATGTCAGGATTGACAATAGTAGGATTTTGATTGTCACAGTTTGACAACCAGATTTTAAGAATACAAAAATTTTTTTTGGGAGAAACGGTAATTCCTGTAACACTACGAACAAAATACGGAGTTTTACTAATATTATCCCCAACAAGCGCATAGCAAATTTCTTTCCATGCTTCAAAGATAGATTTATTAGAGATTTTATATGAAAAGCATCCACCATTACGATTTTTCGGATCTTCCCATATTGGTTTTACATCATGTCGCATTAAAAATAACATGCAATTTTTTACTAATATATCTGGCATTGTTTCTAAAATACCAATGGTTTCTTCTACACTTTCAACTGTATAGATTTTTTTATAACTATTTAAAGACCAATCTGTGTCGTGAGGGAGATGTGCAAAAAAACTCCACTTATCAGACAACGGATGCGTCATTATATTATATTAACTATATTTTTTTTATATTGTTTCTTTTACAAAATCATAGATGTCATTGTCTTCAGTCTCGATCGGTTTTTTCTCTTCTGGTTCTTCTGGTGATTCTTTTTGTTCTTGTGATTCTTTCTCTTCTAGCAATTCTTTCTCTTCTAGCAATTCTTTCTCTTCTAGCAATTCTTTCTCTTCTATTTCTTCTTTCTCTTCTAGTTCTTCTTTTTGTTCTAGTTCTTCTTTTTGTTCTAGTTCTTCTTTTTGTTCTAGTTCTTCTTTTTGTTCTTGTGATTCTTTCTCTTCTGGTGATTCTTTCTCTTCTGGTGATTCTTTCTCTTCTAGTTCTTCTTTCTCTTCTAGTTCTTCTTTCTCTTCTAGTTCTTCTTTCTCTTCTAGTTCTTCTTTTTGTTCTTGTTCTTCTTTTTGTTCTTGTGATTCTTTTTGTTCGTGGAATTCTAGCATAAAATCTGTTACTATTTCGGTTTCACTTATCATCATCTCAGAATTTTCAGAAAAATCATCAAAAATCATATTATTTGTTATTTTTTGATATTCTTGACTAACTAGACGAATCCCATGAGTTGTTATTTCAAAATAATCTGGGTATGTAATAGCATAAATATTTACATTATTGTCAATAACATTCAAAGTATAATTTATCAATGGTTCAGTCAAATTCAAATTATAATGTTTGTTCAAAAAATACCATAAAAAACGGTTATCAATTACATTTCCAGAAACATAATAATTATAGTTATTTCCAAATAAATTAAGTGAAATTGTTGTATTATTCATGACAATGTTAAATAAAATAAAGGATACATCTGATTTTACACAAGTTATTTTATCAAACGCATTATCCATTATTTTATTTTCATTGTTTTGTGAATAAATAATAAAATCATAATCTTCTCCCTTTTTTATTGTTTTTCCATTTTTTACAAATTGATAATCATGAAATTCTATATTTTGTTTAGATTTATATTTATAAAATTTTAAATATAACATTTCAATAGAACTGTAATAATAAATAATTTGATACATTAAAGATAATACTAACTGGTTATAATAGTTTGGGTAATTGTATTTTAACAGATAAGTTAATCCAACTCCTGAAACCGCAATTAAAAAGACAAACATTATAAAAAGAAATATATTGTGTTTATATTGTTATTTTTCTCTTTTCTTTTTTATTCTTTTTCTTTTTTTATTCTTTTTTTTTTTATTCTTTTTCTTTTTTTTATTCTTTTTCTTTTTTTTATTCTTTTTCTTTTTTCTTCTTTTTTCTTCTTCTTATTTTTATCCTTCTTAAAATTTAAATGCTGGATTACTTGAACTCCACGCATTATATGTTGGAGGAACATTTGACAAGAAATTTTTGGATGCGGAAGTAGCTATTATTGGTTTTGGAATAATAACATATGGTTTATTGTAATAAACAGGATTATTTTGTGAATCATAATATGGGTCATAAATCATAATATTTCCAGCAGCATCTACTTTATAGACATTTTCAGCATTTGGTCTAGTATTTAACATTCCTGTTGTTGCGTTCAATCCAAAAATATACAACAACATGCTAATTATGAGAGTCATCATAATAAATGGAATAAACACAATAATCCATGCGATAAGTGCCATTCCTCTCTCACATAATATGTTTAATAATAATGATATCATTATCATTACAATCATTTTCATTAATGCGGTATTATATAGACCATTAAAAGTGTCAATTATTACATGTGTTATTGAAAAAATAATATATATAATTGTTGGAGGACAAAGAGAGAACATATATATTCGTTATAATATAAAAAAACTTATAACGAATATAATAATGGAAGAATGCCTTATTGAAAAGATTCAAAGACAAACTGACATGACTGAAACTGAAATTAGAGAGAAATTAATAGAATTTAACAATGATCCTGTGTTAGTTATTCAATCTTATTTTGGCATAAAAATTAAACAACAAGACAATAAAACACTAAATAAATCTGACATTAACAAGGAAATGTATAAACAATTCAGAGAAAAATTATACATAACTCCAGAAAAACAAAGAAACTAATTTCAATAAGTAAACCATGAAAAAGAGTTAAGTAACCAATCCAAATTTTTCATTCACTATTGTATTTTTTGTCTGGAGTTTTTTCGATGTTTTCTTTTTAATTTGATATTTATTTGAAGGAATTATCTTATTTGTAATAATAAAATCATTGTTGTCTTCGTGTAATTCAGGCAACACGCGTGTTAATGGTTTTTCAACAACAAAAAAAAGGCGTTCATTACGAAACAACATTCTGTATTCTTGAATGGTAAGATTACCATAATATTTGTCCAACATAAAATATGGAGTAGGTGCTGGTTTAATATTTTTTTCATAATTATATATTTTAGAGTATATATGATTTAATAAATAATATCTTTCAAATTTAGTTGAACTATCAATATTTTCATTCATCAAATACGCACAAGCACATTCAGGACTACAAAAACAACCATATACATGATATGAAGCTTTAATAAAATGTTTTGGAATATACACACAAGGATTATCAAATTCACACGTACACCAAAAACACGCAGACTTTTTATCGCAAATGTTATTAATATGCAAATTGTGTTCTAATTGTTTTAATTTTTTCCATGTTTCTTTTATTTCAAATTTATCATCATCATCATCAAATTCACATTCATCTGTCTCTTCTGTAGTTGAATTTGTTTCAATGATTTCAAAGGATAAGTCATTTTTAGATGCAAAATTATAAGACTCTATATTTACATCTGTAGTAGATGCGTTCGCATTTGTTGTCATATTTGTATTCATATTTGTATTCATATTTGTATTCATATTTGTATTCATATTTGTATTCATATTTGTATTCATATTTGTATTCATATTTGTATTCATATTTGTATTCATATTTGTATTCATATTTGTATTCGTTGTTAAATCTTTCAATGAACATTTTAAATGTAAAATAATATTTGGTTTTGATTCAACATTATCATTTATCTCTATTGTTTGATAAATTATTTTGCCACCCTTTGGTTTTCTTCCGCGTTTTTTATGAGTGACAGTTGTTTCTTCCACATTTTCTACTTGAGTTGTTTCCTCCTCCTCCTCTTGACAAATTTTAGATTTCCTACCTCGTTTTTGTTTTAAGTCAGACATTAAAATAATATATATAAATTACTTAAATTGTTTTACATATTTATTTTTCATGCTTTCCATTTTCTCTCTCTCTCTTTTATATTTATCTCTCTCTCTTTCTCTTTTATATGTCTCTCTCACTTTTCACCTACCAGTCCAAACCTTGATAACCGGGTATTTATCTATATCTTTTTTCGAATTATTATTTTCATCCATATATTCATCAAAAGAATAACCCCAATTAAGATAATCATTCATAATGTCTCCCAATATTCCAAAATCCATGTTTTTATTTTCATATTGAAACATGCACGCAATAACTCGTTCAAAAGCCATTCTATGACCCCGTGTTGTCATTTTATTCAATAAATTTGAAATATTATAGGTATCGTTCACATGTGTTAAAAATCCATGATTTATAAGAGACATGCCTCCAAAACATCCATTCCATGTTTTTCCATTATAAAATTCCAACAAATTATTATGATTATCGAGAGACTGAAATAAATCTAACATTTCTTCATATGTTTCACGATCCCACCGAAATGCTTCAAAATGCCATAAAAATTTATATGAAACATTCATCTTTATATATTTTGAAATAACATCGGCTTTTATAAAAACAGAATCATGTATTATGACTGCGTTATCAAACCATTTATTTTGTATATAATAATAATACGGCAACAGTTCGCCTCTTTTTTTAAATTCAGATTTAACAATAATAGAATTTGTCATTGGAATCTCTGTTAAAAAATCAGGATTACTGTCATCATCTATTATAACAATTATATTATTTGGATGTATGTTTCTAACACAACGATAGCATTCTTGCCAATATTTATTCGTTTTTATTGAATTAACATGTCTTAATATAATAAATCCAACATTGTTCATTTTTATTATTCAACATTTTTTTTTTGTAAAAATAACGATATAAAAAACAATAAATAACTTATATAATGAATTTATCACCTTGGATGGAAAAATATAGACCCACTAATTTCGATACAATTGTATTGGATCCAATCAATAAAAAAATATTGTCAAATATTATTGAAACCTCTTATTTCCCTAATTTATTATTTTATGGACCACCAGGAACAGGAAAAACAACAACTATTATCAATTTGGTAAAATCATATCAGGAAAAATTAAACATCCAAAATAAAGGATTAATGATACATTTAAATGCTTCGGATGAGAGAGGTATTGACATTATTCGCAATCAAATCAACTTTTTCGTGAACTCAAATCCACTTTTTCATAATGGAATGAAATTTGTCATATTAGATGAGGTAGATTATATGACAAAAACTGCACAACAGGCATTTCGATATCTTCTTCAAAATTATTCTACAACTGTTCGTTTTTGTCTTATTTGCAATTATATTAGTAGAATTGACGATGGATTACAAAATGAATTCATTTGTCTACGATTTAATCAATTGCCAACCAATGACATTATTCATTTTTTAAAATCCATTTCAGTAAATGAAAAGTTAAATATTACTGATAAATCACTAAATAGCATTCAAAAAATATATAAATCTGACATTAGAAGCATGATCAATTTTATGCAGTCAAATCAAGATATTTTATGTTCCGATGATTTTAACATTATAGACAATGTTATTTGGGAAAATTTGACAAGTTTGTTGGAAAATCAAAATGCTTTGTTAGACCTAAATTCATTTATTCAAGAGATTAGCATTAAATATAACATTGACAAGAAAAATATAATGAAAAATTATTTAAATTATATTATTCGTAACATTCCTGAAATTGTATCCACTGATTTTCTCAATTTTGTTGAAAACATTATGCATTTTTCTGAATGTAAAAACGTGTATTTTATTAATTATTGTTTGGCTAAACTTCTTACATTTTTTAAGAAAAATTGATTTGGTTTTCTCTCTTTTAAAGACAATCACTATACAACAAATGTCTAACAATACAATCACAAAACAATTATTGATAAATAATCTGAGAATGGATTTGAATGCTGATTTGACAAATCTTATAAAAGAGTATGTATTTTATGACCGGGTAAGTCAACTGACAAAATATAGAAAAGATGGATTGCTCCGTGAAATCAATCTTATTAAGTTTGGAATGACTGAAGGAATTACTTTATTAACCGACAAAGAACAATTTGTAAATACGCGAGTTAGACGATGGAACTATATTCGAATATGGAGAAGACGCCCGATACCATTGGTGAACCGACCAGACCCATTATTGGGGTTTATGATATGTTCTGTTTGTGGAAATTTTTATCAGACATCAAAATTTCTTCCTATAACAAAAGAAAAAATAAGGGTTCTTCCTGCGAATCTATTGCGAATGGTGTGTTGTTGTTCATTTAAACTCACCATGGAAATACAATATTCTTCTATTAGAATGAGTTCTTACTTAAGATATGATTCTGAATTCGATGAAGATTTTAATGACTCTGAGTCTGATTCTTCTTCACATTCTTACATTAATAACAGTGATGATAGTGACAATTCCGAACAAGAAAACAACGAAAATGAAGAAATAGAATATTTTTATAATCATTGATAGAATTGAATGTAATTAATAAAAATCTCGTTTCTCATTTCTTAAAAAAAATTGAAATGCTTTTTCTCTCAATTGAAGAAAGTAAATCCAATCCACTTATTAAAATGATTAATCATTGCGTTTCTCAACAATCCATCTCAAAACAAATCTTGGTAAACAATTTAAGATTGGTTCCAGATTTGTCAAATATTATAAAAGAGTTTATATTTTATGACAAGGTAAGTCAAGTAAGTCGTGATGTAAAAAATTACGTAATAGATAGATTGAATTTGGTATTTGACGGTTCTTCAAATTCAAAACACGGACCTTCTCCTTCTTCTTATGTAGAAGATAATGGGATGATGATGACATTAGAAGGATATGGGGTATCTGTGATAACCGGAGAAGCTGTTCGCTACAGACACATTGCCATTAAATGTCTGGATTCTACTTATGGTCTTCAATATGTAATTTGTTACAAGTGTGGAAACTACATCCTTTCAGAATCAAGCAGTGCACCTCAAATTCTCTGCAATTGTGGAGTGATTAATTTGACTGATGACGACGAAGAAGAAGAAGAAGAAGAAGAAGCAGATGCGAATGCGAATGCTGACGAATATTATTATTTACCAGACATTAACGTGAATTTTCCGTATGAAGAAGCACAAGAAGCCGCTGCCTACATGGAATATGCTGAATTTCAAGAAGAACAAGAAGAACAAGAAGACGTTTATGAAGATGAAATTGACCTAGAAGATGTGGCAATTGACCTAGAAGACGCGTTTGACCTAGAACACGCAGAAGAACAAAACACCTTAAATGGTGCTTAATATGTTAAGATTAGTTGATACTTCTATCCCCCCGAATACATTATAATCACCAAACTAACTAAAACTTTTTTTAACAACTAAATTATATATACAGATGGGTAAGAAAGAGAGAGAGAGAGGGAGAAAGAGATAGAGAGAGGGAGAAAGAGATAACTCATATTATTAAGTTGAACGTCAAATCAGTAATCCAGTCAACACGAACGAACCAAACCATCAAACTAAAAATAAAAATTGAACATGTTTAATATGATTTAAAGAGTTTAACATAACTAACTAATAAATAAGATGAACTGTATTAAAGAAACAACCTTGGCATCGAATATTAATGATGAATGGGCAAAATTTATTAATGAAGAAAATTCTTCTGATTGTGAAGATTCTGAATCTGAAGAAAATAACATTGAAATGTCGTCCACTAATTTAGAGTTTAAATTTAATATAGATACGCCAAAATCAAACGCAATTTATATATCAACAAAAACAAAAATTGCGTATTTAAACAGTAAAATCAATTTAAATCCCATCTTTTGGGACATTCAAGTTATGCCATATTCAACTTCACAAGATGGCGTAATTAAAAAACAAATTAAATTTAATTCTTTTACAATAGAAGAATTAAATGACATTCAAACACGATTAAAAGACATACATTGTTATGAAGAAAACATCCTTACAAGCATCAATAACCCAACTGGACGAATTAAATTCAAAGATATTCGAAAGGTAAGCATAGGCATTTGTAAAAAAGACATTATGAGTTATCGTTCAAAAAAGAAGAGTGCGTTTTACAACTGTTTTGTATTAATTTTAAGATTAAAAATAAATACAGCTTTTCGAGAATTTCATGTAAAAGTCTTTAATACTGGAAAACTCGAAATTCCTGGTATACAATCAGAATACATGTTTGAGAGAATATTAGAATATACAAAATGTCTTTTACAACCATATATTCCTGAAAAATTAATGTATGTAGAAAATTCTACTGAAACTGTATTAATTAATTCCAATTTTAATTGTGGATTCTTTATTAACAGAGAAGTTCTTCACGACATTTTAAAATACAAATATAACATACAATCTATTTATGACGCGTGTTCTTATCCAGGAATTCAATCAAAGTTTTATTATAATCCAGATGTAACAAATCAAACAGGTTCTCAAATTTCAGATGAAAATAAAACATTATACAAAAACATCAAACAAGTCTCCTTTATGATATTTCGCACTGGAAGTGTTTTAATTGTAGGAAAATGCGACGAACCTGTTGTAATGATTATTTATGAATTTGTAAAAACATTGTTAAACAATGAATTTAAACAAATTTGTCAAAAAAATATGAAAATAGATGATGTAAAAATAATTAAAAAGAAAAAAATCCGTAGAAAAATGATTACTGTTGATGTTTAATTAGGAACATGTTTGAATAATTCCAACAATTCCAAAGTAAATGGTTGCGATGGTGACAACAATGTCGTCGAGAATAATAATGGCGACAATGATAATAAATAATCCTTAACCTTTTGTAAATCAATGATTTCAGAAAAATTATCTTGTTGAATGATAAAATGTAAAATACTTTTAAAATGTTCAACGCATAAATAAATTTTTTTATGTCTTTCTATGTTCTCATTCTTTTTGCAACACGAATGTTTAATTTCATAAAGTGTTTTTTTATACACATAAATTACCGCATCTTTTGAACTCAATTGTAAAAAAGAATTTTTATCAAAGGCGATTTGTTCTATAAATTCAATGTATAAATACAACGATTTTTGACTGTAAGTGTAGACGGTTTCAAGATGTTGGGTATAATATAATAACATGATAAAAACATGAGTAATTGTGTCAAGACCTCTAACAATAATAAAAGGCGACACATTTTTATAACAAATGTTAATTAAATACTCAATTACAATACAGACATATTTATCGCGTATTGTTTTGTCATTTTCTATTATGGATGATTCATATATTATTCCCATTATATTTCTTTTTATTAAAAAGTATTTAAAGACTATAAATTTGAATAATATAAATGTCAGAAGTAAAAGAATTGCCATCGACTTATAGATTGCCAACAGATATAACTATGAAACACGCCGCTAAATTGGCCATTGTAGAGGATAAGCCAATTCTATTTGATTATTGGTCTGCGTCACTTGAAAAGAAGGCGTTAATTGGTGTCAAGGACAACAATGAAAAATTGCTGGTTAAATCTGAAGAGGAATACACGAGTAGTATTGCTAAATTCTATAAAAGTGCTACTGAATATATTATTATTACAGAAAATTCAATTTATATTGTTTGTTCAGGAATCCCCACGAGAAAGATTTCATAATTAATTCACATGAGCTCCTGGATATGTCACACTTCCGCCTTTTGTAGATGGACGAAATCCAGCAGAAACCGACGTTTGTGCTGGATTAATATTCAAGAAAACCATTTGTTTGTAACTCTTTTTTACTGCACCTGCTTTTTGATTGCATTGAGACTGATAATTATACCAGAAATTACGTGTTACCCCTATACTTGGACTCGTCCCCATTTTCATGGGACCAGAAAAAGTATGTGCGTCAATATGATTGACATAAGATTGAATGCTGCGAACAATTCGTGGACGACCTGCCATTATATATTAATTAAACAAATTAATATATAAATTATTTGTTTAATTATTTTTTGCCCTATTATTACAAAATATTATTCAATGCTTCTAATTGACTCACTTCTATTTTTTCGGGAAATTCCACGATAAAATGAATGATTAAATTGCCTATGCGTCCTTCGCGCGTCAACCCCATATTCATAATAACCTTTTTATAATTCGGAGGAATAATGTTGCCTAGAGTATTATTTAATGTATATGTTTTACCATTAATATATTTCAATTCAAATGAGAATCCGCACAATGCTTCTTTGAGAGAAATCGTTTTATGAATCAATAAATCCAATCCGTGTCTCTCAAATTCTGTATTATTTTCCACTTTGATAAACAATTTCACATCGCCTCGACAATCATCCGTCAACACATTTCCTTTATTTTTTAAAATAATAATTTCATTGTCATCAATTCCTTGTGGTATTGGTATATATAATGTCTCATTTTCAAAGACTTTCAAATTATTTTCAATAATCCATCGTTCAACATCAACAGGAATATTTCCACCATTCAATACTTGTTCCATGTTAATTGTAATTGTTTTTACAATCGGGGTAGGCTTTTGCAAAGCAGGACCTCCTCCTCCTCCTCCTCCTCCTCCTGTGCGAAAAATGCGTATATTTGGACCACCCATGCCACCTGCAAATCCAGGATGCATAGAAAACCCGCCTTCGGAAAAAAATGGATTATTAACACCCATTCCTCCGTTCAAACCACCCATCATGCCTGAACTAAATAAGTTATTTAATAAATCATCTAATCCTCCTCCACTACCTCCACCCATACTCATTTTTAAAAAAGGATTATTCCTCGATTGGTCATATTCTTCTCTCTTTTGGTCATCACTCAAAGTATCATATGCCTCATTAATTTTCTGAAATTTACTGTTAAACTCGGAATTTCCACCATTACGGTCAGGATGATATTTTAAGGAAAGCTTACGATATGCCGTTTTTATCTCAGGTTTAGACGAATCATCCTTCACTTCTAAAATATCATAATATGATTCAGATTCCGTCATTAATATATATTATTATTTGAGATATACTTAAATAATAATATACGAATACAATTATGGAAATTTATAACGAATTATTTATTCCTAAATTTCAACCTAAATTTATCGAAGATTTTGAAATAAATCCAGAAATCGTCAATGTATTAAACACCTTGATTAACATGGATAATTTAAATATTTTATTTATAGGAAATGAAGGTTCAGGAAAAACATCATTGTTAAATGCCGTAATTAGAGAATATTATAAAGGCACCTCATTTAAAGTGTATAATGAAAATATACTGCATATTAATAATTTGAAAGAACAAGGCATAAATTATTATAGAAATGATGTGAAAACATTTTGTCAAATCGGTTCATCTATCAAACACAAAAAGAAATTTATTGTCTTGGATGATATTGATTTTATCAATGAACAAAGCCAACAAGTTTTTCGGAATTGTATAGATAAATATAGTCACAATGTTCATTTTATTTCATCCTGTTGTAATATACAAAAAGTCATTGAAAATTTACAATCCAGATTTATTATCATTAAAATTCCACCATTCAAAAGAGAGAATATGGAAAAAATATTGTATAAAATAAAACACAGTAAAAACATTCAAATAACACCTGAAGCAGAAAATTTTGTATTGAACATTTCAAACAATAACATTAAAACCTTAATTAATTACATGGAAAAATTTAGTTTAATTAATGAAGAAATATATTTTGAACTGGCAAATAAAGCATGCACAAACATTAGTTTCATTATTTTTGAAGAATATACTAATTTATTAAAACAAAATAAATTAAATGATGCCATAAAAGTCATATATGATATTTATGACAAAGGCGCATCTGTCATGGACATATTAGATAATTATTTTATATTTATTAAAACTACAAAAATAATCAGCGAAACCAAAAAATATGACATTATACCGTTAATATGTAAATACATTACAATTTTTCATAACATTCATGAAGATGAAATTGAATTGGCATTGTTTACAAATAATATTATAAATAGTATATATGACAAAAAATCTACTTTTTAAATCATCTATTCACAATTCTATTTTAATAAAATTGTTTCAAGACACATGTATAAAATCAAAAACAGACAATTCGTATGTTTTTAATAATGACTCATATAAAAAAGGAATATTTAATCAAACAATACCACTGTTTATTGAAACATGTAAATCGCATTATAATCCATCAAAACAGCATTATTTAGAGAGAAAGATGTCATTTAATTATTTTATTACCATTTTAAGACAAATATGTAAGCACAATAAAATTAAGTATACTTCAAAAATTCTATATGATAAATCCGATTATATAATTACTTATTATTTTTATCCAATTACTGTTGACGACAACCCTCTTACATAATCCAAAATTTTATATTTGTCAATATAAGGCGGCGAGTTTAATAATTCGGATATTTTTCTAGAAGCACATTGTCTCCCAAGAAATTCGGCTTTTGTCCATATAAAGATACATTCGGCGTTTTCCAAAAGCCAACCCATTTTTCCGGCTTAGGATTCAACGGTTCTAACAAGACATTTTTATTTGTAGTAGAATTAATCAATATATATTTACCAATGATTGTATCACTTTCTAATACTTGTTTTTCTGACAATCGCGCAAACCATTCATATTGTCTTCGCATTAATATATCTCGGGCTGGAATTAAAATGCCATGTGTCTCTGGATATAAATCCAAATAATTCGAAGACATTAATTCTTCTATTTTGATTGGTTTACTATTTTCACATTTTACACCTATTTCCATTCCATTAATTAATGTAATTTTCCCCATTTTTATTTTATGTAAGCACCATTTACCGATATCATCCGTAAATTTAGATTCAGCAGTAGAATCCGTAGAAATAACATGTTGAATAAAATGCGACAACTCTTTCACTACATCACCATCTTTTGGAGCACCGCAAAAATGAATGTCTGGTGTAAATTTCGTTTCGGTAGAACTTATTGACCTATCATTGTTTTCACAAATAAACATTTTCCCATTTCTTGTGCCTTTTTCATACATACCTATCAAATTTCGCATACATAAAAAGGAACATGGACAAATCATTCCACCATACATATGCAATAATTTCATCATCCCTAATTGTCTCACATTAGTAATAATTGGTTGAGAAATCGTATTCATGTTAATATTCCAACCAGGAATCAATTTTTCAAAAGAAGCATCATCAATCAAACAAATCTTAAATGAATCATCGCATTTCATAATGATACTTTTTATTGTTAAATATAAATATGGTTGATTTAATTCGAGAGAACTACGAGAACCAAAACTCGTCCAATTTCGAGAATTATATTCATAAGGAACATGTATCCATAAAATCGGCTTGACAGATTTTCCCAAATCTTCGTCGCTCAATAAATATTTTTGAATGTCAGTATAATCATTCAGTTCTCTCATTTTTAATTGTTTTTCTTCATACCAATTATACAAAACACTGGCAGAAACAACTACTATGAATGATATAATATAATTTGTTATTGAAGATTTCATATATTATACTGAAAGATTATATTTGGCTAGTTTTCTAATTTCATTAAATTTCCCCAAAATACTTGTTGGTTTGCTCGAAATTGTTCACTTTGTTTTGCTAATTTATAGGCGCGATTTGTAGAATATTCATCCTCCATTTTTGTTTTATGTTTCAAATATTCGTTTGCTTGAATGTCTGACAACACTTGCGACGTTATCAATGCTTCGCTTCTATGGCGTTTATATTCATCTACTGAATTAAATTTCTTTACATTGTAAAAGTCGTCCATTGTTACTGGAATAACTGACTCTGTGTGCGCGCGGTGTAAATCTTCATATTTTAAATTACTAAATACATCAGAACTATATGTTTCTGGCGCATCACCAGCCAAATTTGATGAACCATTATTAAAACACATTTCATTTACATTTTTATAAACCATTAATTCATTTTCTCGCAATTGCCTCTTTTTTTTATCTAATTCATTCGCATCATTCGAGAGAGAAATGTCATCCTCCGATTTTAGCCAATTACCATATCCAGTTTCATCTTCATTAGTAATAACATTCATTTTATCAAATTCATTGTTGAACCACTCGTTAAATTTTTTCGAAGTTTTTTTTGTTTTTATTGTTTTGTCTAATACAGATTTTTGACTCTCAGACATATCAAACAGGTCATTTGCTTTTTCAGTCTTTTCACTTTTATTTTTAAATTCCCATATTTCAAAAATAATTTTATACGCATTTGAATAAAAACGGAAATAATCTGGATGCAATCCAGATTTATCTGGATGAGTTAACAAAACAATCTTTTTCGCGTTTTTCAAATCTTTTTCATCGAAATTTCTCTCTAATTTAAATAATTTTAATATGTCATCTAAATCATATTTTTCAATGTCCAACACATTCACCTTCGCCTTCGCATTCGCCTTCGCATTCGCCTTCATAGTTTTACACGATATTTATTTTTTACACAATATACGAACAAATAATATAAAGCATTTGAATTATATTATTTACATGTCAAATTTATATCAAGATAAATTATCACATTTTATTAAACAAATCGGCAACACACAATTTATTATTGAACTGCAAAAATGTTGCGGATATAGTGAATTTATTCTCATATATAAAGAACAAACTTTGGCTGATTTATATAACATAATTACATGTCATACAACATGTCCTCTTTCAAATATACGCGGCCTATTTATACTTTCAAATAGGGTTAATGGAGAGAAAATACACATTCCTCCTAGCAATAACATTACAATAAATACATTCATTCGTGAAAATGTAAATAATCGCACAATTTCGCCTGTATATCCATTACCAGATAAGGTCGTATATAGAATTATATTTGATGATGGACATCGTCATTTAGAAGAAAACGCCAATTGTATGGATTGTAGTGTCTAGTGTATGACGTATAACGAATTATACACGCGATAAAACTTGCAATTTAGGAAATCGTTGTCGCACATCTTGTAAATGTCCATTACACCTTTTAAAAAATAGGTCTAACGCACCTAAATCACTGCCTGTAACACTGTCATCCGGAATAAATGTATTATTACCTTTTTTATAACACAATACTACTGGAATTCCATTCACCATTTTTTTCGTTTTTAAAAAAGTATAAAAATCAAAACTCTCATCTACATCAATAATTCCGCAAATAACATCTTCGGGAGATGTTACGAAAAAATCATTCACTGGTTTTTCTATTTTGGAGCAAGGTCCGCACCAAGATGCGCCTAATTTTAAAATAATTAATCCTGTATTATGTTCCAACAAAGTCATAAATGCTTTGCGTGATTCTATTTGACTGATAATTGTTTTTGACATTATATCATGTGTATATTTTTTAGATTAGATATAAACGTAACTTATTCATTTTACACCCTTAAGAATATATCCGTAAAACAACGTGCCTTGGTGCCTTGGTATTAAAATGAGCTGCCGTTCCTGCATGATAATTTCCGCTTTTAATCAAGAAATACCGCAATGCCGCAACGCCGCAACGCCAGTCCCTTTGGAGTCCCTTTGGAGTCCCTTTGGAGTCCCTTTGGGGTTCCCTTTGGAGAAGCTGTTTTTACTTCTGCGACAAAATTACGTTCCTATCCATGAGTTATAAAATGGCTAGATAATGTAATATATAATATTTATATTATATATGTTATCATATTTAGCAAAACGTAAAACACGTCGTAAACCACATCGTAAACCACATCGTAAAACACATCGTAAAACACATCGTAAAACACAACGATATGGAGGAATGCTTACACGGACTACACGATCTAGACGTTCTAACCCTAACCAATTAGAAGAAACTCAACCAAACACAAAAAAAACTAAACCAAACACAAACGATCCAGATATATCAGGATATACAATGACACATTCAGAACCAGTATCCGCATTAGAAATCACACGTTCAGAACCAGTATCCGCATTAGAAATCACTCGTTCAGAACCAGTATCAGAAGAAGTAGGAATGTTAATTAATGGCACACATTATATGTATGCTCATGAATATGCGGATGTTTATAGACCATTTATAATTATAGAATTGCCCCAAGAATTATTGGGAGGTGCTAACATTTTATATTACATGACTACAGGAAGAAGTAATGATAGATTTCAACAAAAATACAGAAATACAGCATTGCCTTGTGGTGGTGTTATAGAGACAACTACTGAAGAGTATCCCATAAAAGGGTTTATAGTAAAATTTGGTGGTTTAAGAGCAAAGATTCTACCCAACAAAGACCTAATATGGATGTCATTAGTTATGGATAATTATATAACAAAATTTTATCCAGAGTATGCGCATCTATTTATACCATGTGCACAAATGGGACAAAATATTACAAAAGTATCAGGTTTTATAAAAACTGCAGACAATTATAATAAGCTATATCCAGTAATGCAAGATATATCTTCAATAGTAACTTTCATATATACATATTTTTTATTTGATTGGCAATTATTTTTAAGTGCTAAAATAGGTTTAGGAATATGGGAAAGAGCACCATTATTTAAAAATATGGTTGTTGAAATGTATAAAGAATATGATTATATTAGAATTCCATCTATTGATGATTTGATGTTTATTCAAGAACATTGTCCAACAGCATATGTTGAAAGTAATAATGACGCAGAGGTTGCAACGTTTTTAAAAGCAAATCACGCAAGTTTTGAAGACATATATGATATAAATAGTAGAACAGTAAAATTTAATATTGATGTTCCAACATTTAAAACCCAAACAACTCTTAACATATTTTTAGATGATTATATTAAAACAATTTTTAAAGAAAAAAAACGAAGTATAATTACAATATCACAAATATTAAAACAAGTTACACCAAGGTTTATTGATGATCGATGATTAATTCTTCGCCGGCTTATATCTAATCCCGAATAAAAATCGTAACATTATAAAGAATGGTATCCATGTTTCTTGCTATTATTTTTATGCCTGCGACAAAATTTACGAGATTTTCCTTTTGTATATAAACAATCAGACATCCTAAGGCAGTCCGACTTGTTATGCCCTGAGCAATGACTACCCCTTCTCTTAGTTCCCTTTTTATTTTTTGATCCTTTACGTCTCCCTCCTCCAAACATTATACATTATAATATTATTTTAATTTTAATGCGTAATTTCCTAAATTCTCCTGTTTCTACGAGTTTTTCTTGCCCCTTTTCCTTGTTTCTTTGACGCAATTCTGGCAAGACGAGAAATTCTTCGAGTATCTTGAGAAGCCATGATATTTCTCTCTCTCTTTTGGTCGGACTTTTCTTCTTCATATGTTTTTCTAACATTATATTTCTTTTTTCCAGAAGGCAAAACTGTATCTGTTTCTTCATTAAAAGTTCTACTTGAAAGAGTTGAAATTGAAGATTTTGGCACGACATACGATTTTTTATTGGAGACAGACCTTGAACTTTGAGAACACCTTGAACTTTGAGAAGACCTTGAACTTTGAGATTTTTTATGAAAGTATTTTTCTATAATATTCCTATCCTTTTTGCTAAATTCTTTTAAATGAATTTGTGGAAAAGATGGTTCGTGTAAAAACAATTCATTCTTTTCATTTTTAATGATTTTAAATGCTTTTTTTCCATTCCTAGATGTAAGTGCTCCTGTTTTTGTTGTGGGTGAAATTAATTTATATCCTTTTTTCATTTTTATCACAAAAAATTCAGGCAAATGTAAATTAATATCCCCAAATAATGGAAGAGATACATTGTCACTTATTTTAAAACGCTTCTCTCTAGGCAACACAACAGTATTTGCTCCTCCGTACATACATTATAAAGATATTATTTTAATTCTTCAATGGTTTATGACAACACTACATTCCCAAAAATATTTACAAAAACACCAAATAAATTCATAATCATCAGATTCTTCTTCTTTTTTCTCTCTCAAATACGCAGGCAATAAATACGCACTACTTTTTGGCAAAACATAATACAATTGAAATAATTCAGTTACTGGCTCTAACGCACTCACAGAAACCTCTTTTGGATCAGTTTCAAAATAAGGCATCTCTTTTAATAAATCGTTCAACAATGGTGGGTAATGATAATTGTATTTCCATTTCCAATCAGGACAACCACTCGTGTAATATTGTATATTCCATTCCAATCCTTCTAAATAATTGAGAGAAATCGCGCGTTTTTTGTCTTTATCATTTCCATTAAAGTTAAATAGGGTTTCATAATAACGTTGTTGCCAATAAGGTTGTAAAGGATTAATATATTTTTCCATTTCTCTCTCATGCGACGGCAACAATTCAAACCGTTTGTATCTATTTTCTGGTGTCCTTTCTTCAAATCGTTTATACATGCCCTCTTTTTTATCTCGCAATTCAACTTCTTGAATCAAATTCGATTCTTCATGTTTTGCCAAAAAAACACACAACTTGCGCACATGTTTCCAATAAATTCGTGTTCCATCTGTCAATTTCACTGGTTTTGATTTGCTAGTATTTATTTCCTTGTAAGCATTCAACATTTTATCAATTCCTCCTGTGCGAATGTTTAAACTCGGAAAATGTGGCATAAAATCATTGCCTAGAAAAAAACACAAAAATATATAATCTACCACCGACCCACCATTCATTTCAATCGCAATTTGTTTTGACAATTCGCCAATATCCATTAAATAGGATTCACTTGGTTCCAACTCACCCATGGCAAAATGCGGGGCTTCTCTAAATAAATATATGTGCGGATTTATTGCCAAATGATTTAAGGCAAGCATAATAAGATCAGAATCCAGACCATAGATAATAGTCGAACTTTCATAATGCTCCACACTATTTTTTCTAATGTACTCAAATATTTTATGTTCACCTTCTCCTACTTCATTACTCCCTGAAACAATTAAATTTTTCACATTGTATGTTTCGGCTCTTGCCTTGTTAAAATATTTTAACAATGTCTCGTTTAATTCATTCATAAATTGAGTGCCTGGGGTAATTGCCGCACTATTCCATTTCTTAGAAGGTTTGTCCGAGGTTGCCGTTGCTGATGCAAAGATTTGGTCATGTATTTTATTTTGATACCATGATTTATATCTGCGTTGTCGTTGTTGTTCTAATTTGGCAAATGGCGCAACCCCATCAAACGCAATAAATACATTCGTTGTTGGAGAAACAAACAATATATATTCTTCTATTTTCGAGATAACGAGAGAAATAATATTCGCATATGTTGTTTCATTGATGATACCATTTTCCGCGTTATTAATAACATCGTAAACAATTGAATTACTGTCTAAATAAAAATTATTCGGCTTTTTATTTCTCTCTAATTTTTGAATAATTCTTTGGTGGTTTTTCACAATATACGAAAAATAAGATGGAATTCCCATATACTATACTTCTTTAAATTGGTTTAAATGATTTCTTTAACATTTTTAGTTGTTCGCATCTTTTCCTGCCAAAATGTCGTAAAAGATGCGAATAAAAAATGAAATGCTTTGACTCTCTTACAAAACAGACAACTATACAACTAATAATGAATTCTACTTCTAATTTGAAAGAATCGAAACTTGAAAAAGAAAACAAGCACTTGCGTGAACAACTTGAGAGAAAAGACCAAGAATTAGCACAGATGAAAAAACAACTCAAAGAAAAAGACCAAGAACTCAAAGACACACAAGAAGAACTCGGGGACACACAAGAAGAACTCAAAAATACACAACAAGAACTCAGGACACGAGGACTACTACTAAAAACTTGCGTTCACGAGTTGAAGACGTTCACAGAAGAAATTGAAAATATAGAAAAGAAAAATCAAGAGTTGGAACATTTGAACCATCGTTTGATTTGTGAAACTGAAACTAGTTTTACAGAGGAATATTCATACTTTACCTCGGAAATGTAACTAACTAGTTAACTAAACTAATCCATTTTTCTCTCGCATATCAAAACAAGACTATTTCATTATTATACAACGCACCAATAATATTTGACTTTTTATAAGACCAATATTTATATATCGCATTTGTTGATGGATTTATAGAACACATTTCCCCAGATGATAAATAGATTTCTTTCCACCAACTATGTCTATCGTGTAAAATCGTATCATTGTCTTCATCTAATACACCTTTTCTATAAAATGTAAGAGAACCATCTTCTAAAAAAAATGGCATATAAATGTCGCGCCCTTCGACACACATAAAATAACTCTCTTTAAATGAAACCAGTTCGATGTCAAACTCATCAACATAACTAAGTATATTATGACGACATTTTTTCCAAGAAGCAGCATCATATATTGACGCATTTATCAAGAGATGTTCGATTTCATTGTCTCTCATAATATCTTTATTTTCAAGCGTTTTCTCCCGTTGAATCGCATGTTTGTTCCACAAAAAAACAATCTCTTCTTCTACTGCTAACCAACATTCATTCAAATGTGACGCCATTTTATCATACTCATTGTCTATATTCCTATAAAACACATTTGGCATTTCAATAATTTCATTGCGTTCTCCCATTTCAAATATACAAGTTTTTACATCGATTCTTTCATACAAATAAGAGTTATTTCTCTCTTTATAACGACGAATCTTGTCACGATCAAGTATGGTTTCAAATGTATAATCTTTGATAAGAAATAACAGATGCTTATCTAGTTTGAATTGATTAATCAAGAATTGTTTTTCCATTGTATGTATTATAATTATTGATTAATATTTATACGAAAATATATAAAATAGTAATCTTTGCGGGAAGAAAACATAAATTTTTAGTAATCGCAAAAATCAATGAAAACTGAAAAAAATGAAATGCTTTTTCGTTAACAACACATTCATAACCATTACTATTACTGTTACTATTACGATGCAAGCACAACCAAACCCAGCAAAAATGGAAATAATTATGTTTCAAGGGAAACAATATTATCAACTTGTTCACGAAGAAAAGCACAAATGTTCTCATTCAGAAATTCGTTCGGTGTATGAATTGAATGCTGATACTGGTGAATTTGATTATGTTGGAAAAATAACAGTCGATTTCGATTTGGATTTTGATATTTTTCAAAAATTACAAATAATCAGCCGCGCAGGACATACTTATCATTATAACTTTGATACTGAAAGATTACTATACTTTCAATATGGAGGCGCATGGGACAACACTCTGCCACAAGACGCAATTGACCGGCTCGATACGTTTCAACAATACATTCAATCATTCAATTTGGAGAATGAATATACTGGAGCATTCCATGAATTTAATATGAACGAACAATTTCCCGAAGAGCAGATTGAACCAACACTTTTGAAATAACTTCTTTGTAACCTAACTAATAATTAACTTTTTTCTTACACAATCTAAGCAACAAATCAACAGAAAAATTGAAATGCTTTTTACCAAATAATAAACTCTCAACTAACAACACTCAACTAACAATGAATCAAGCTCAGACATACCAAACTCAAAATCAAGCAAAACTGGAAATACAAGAAGACATAAGAATAAAGTTTGGAAAAATAACTCACGAACTTTATCCTGAAACAATAATTATGCTGAATGCGTTACTATGTGAATGGACGCGTGACAATTATTCAGAGATGATACAATTTCTTCATCAAGGCGCTTTTACTGAATATGAAGACTCACTCGAGTTGAGTCAGATATTTTATGATAAAGTCATCGGCGGCTCTGGGTCTTCATCATTAATTGAATTCATAGTAAATTCAGGAATTATTGAAAATCATCGCGTTTCAATATATCTATATTGTTGTGACACTTTGATATTAAATATAGATGACGCACAAGGAAGATTCGATGTAATGAATGATCGAGACGTGGCACGCTACTTATTAATGTCTTATTATAATACCGACGAAATCATAGTCAACGAATTCATTGAAATCAGGGATACACAAGTTCAAGTGTTGAAATAAATCACTCAACCCAAAAAACAAGAAAGAAAAGTAAAACATAGATTTTCAATTGTGTAACCTAACTAATCAACTTTTTTCTTACAAAGCAACAAAATAAATAAAAATTGAAATGGTTTACTCATCATAACAATTTCTCAACTCAACTAACAATACTCAACTAACAATGGCTCAACACCAAGCTCGACAACTTATACCTTTTTATCAGAATCGAGAATTTATTCAAGGAAAACTGGAAATACAAGAAGATATAAGAATAAAGTTTGGAAAAATAACTCACGAACTTTATCCTGAAACAATACTTATGCTGGATACGTTACTATGTGAATGGACACGTGATAATTATTCAGAGATGGTACAATTTCTTCATCAAGACGCTTTCACTGAATATGAAGACTCACACAAGTTGAGTGATATATTTTATGATAAATTCATAGCAGTGTCTTCATCATTAATTGAATTCACTATAAATTCAGGAATCATTGAAAATCATCGCGTTTCAATATATCTATATTGTTGTGATGCTATGACGTTAAATATAGATCATGCTGACCAAAATGATGAAGAAGGAAGATTCGACATAAGGAATGACCAAGAAATGGCACATTACTTATTAATATGTTATTATAATACAGCCGAAATATTAGTCAACGAATTCATTGAAATCAGGGATAGTCTAGGGTTGAAATAAACACTCGACAAGAGAGAAAAGTAAAACATAGATTTTCATTGTGTAACCTAACTAATCAACTTTTTTCTTGCAACTAAAATTAGAATATGTCATTGAAATAAGCAATAGCAATAGCAATCACATCTTCCGAATAACACATCGCCTCATTCCAATATTAATTCAAATACTTCTTTTATATGTTTCACTGAATGAAATCTAATATTTTTAACAACAGGATTCTCTCGATTTTTTCCCATGAATTTATCAAAACAAGATTGATTTTCAAAAGGGAAAATGAATTCAGTAACCCCTGCTTTAATTCCTCCAAGTATTTTCAAATCCAATCCACCAATCTTGCGTATAGTTCCACCCATATCCATTTCACCCGTTATTCCAAAATAATGTTTGATTTTTCTCTCATTAAATAAACTATAAATCAATACACAAATAGTAGACAACGCAGAAGGACCGTCTTTTGGGGTAGAACAATCCCCACAATGAATATGTATGCCATATTTATTATATTTATGCGATAATACTTGTTGTGTATTTTTATCTGTTAAATTCCATGCCATTGTTAACGCAACTTGGACGGATTCTTTCATTACATCACCAAGAGAACCCGTCAATTTTAGTTCCAAGAATTTTCCACCACTACCACCAACTGCGTCATCACCACCCAAACAAGTAGGAAATGCTTGAATTTCAATGGGCAATACACCTCCCATGCCTACAGAATTCGCCCACAATCCATTGATAATTCCAACGCGAGATTCATCATGAATTGTATAACTCGTAATAGAAACACGGTCTTTTAAATAGTTGAGCGTCACATCGTCTTTTGTGACTAAAATGGGAAAATTCACAACACAATTATTTTTTAAAATCTCCAAGTTAATTTCAGAAATGATTTCAAACAACAATTCCTTTAATTTACGAACACCGGCTTCACACGTATATTCTTCAATAATACATTTTACAGCACCTTCCTCAAATAAAATCATATTCTCCAATCCATTTTTTTTGTAAATTTCTGGCAATAGATATTTATCAGAAATGACTATTTTATCTTCGAGAGAAAGGTTATTGAATTTAATACGATGAATGCGATCCAACAAAACTCGATCAATTAATTCAGGATCATTGTAGGATAAAATAAAGAGTGCCTTTGACAAATCCAGGTCTATTCCACTAAAATACTTGTCTTGAAAACAATCATTTTGTGTGCTATCTAATAAATGTGTTAAAATACCAATAATTTCGCGTCCATGTTCAGTTTTGCTGATTTTGTCTACTTCATCTATAAAAATAATGGGATTCATACATTGTTTGTCAATCAAAATTTGCACAATGCTTCCCCAACTAGAACCGACATATGTATAATTATGTCCATGTAACGTACTTCCATTAGAATCACCACCCATTTGTAGCATCGCAAATGGACGACTTATTCCATTTTCATCTTTCAAACAATTAGACAACCCATATTTTGCTAGAGATGTTTTTCCAATTCCGGGCGCACCTTCAAAACCAAAACAATATCCAGACATCTCTCCATTAATCCATTGTCCAATAATGCGTTCTATTTGTTTTTTCGCATTTGTGTGTCCATAAACAGAGTTATTTAATGTCGGGGTTATATTATTTATATAAGATTGAATTGTTGACAAGTCTTTTTGTATTATATCAATTTCCATTGTACGAGAGAAATCAGGCAATTTACAAAACACTTCTTGATACATTTTTTGGTCTTTAGAAACTTCTTCTATAATACATTGTTTTAATGCGGACTTCGTTTTGCCTTTGCCAGAATACGATATTTTTTTACCAGTTATAGATAACGCATTCATTTTTATAATCAATTGTATTAATTTCGGCTTTTCATAAGCATAAATTATACATTTAAAAGCATCCAAATTATTCTCATTTAATTGAATGTATTTCATAATTTCAAGATTCGTATATTTTTTTCTCTCCTCATTCTTTTTACAAGAAACATTGTAATATTTATCGCGAATTGATTCCATTACCCATAAAATGGGTTCTCTCTTGTAAATGGAAAAGGGTATCTTTAATAATCCTTCTAAATATTGTCGTGCTTTTGAACCATTGTCATCCTGTTTGTTTTTTATCTCTTTTAATTTTGTAAATGCCTTTTCTTTCACAACATTAGTCGTTTTTAATAAAGAAATTTGGTGTTCTAATGGTATTTTCATTTCTAACAATGAATCGTTTTTACTAAAAAGCATAGGTTTCACTAATTGTTTTTTTATATACCAAGGAAAATGTTCAAATATTAATTCTTGGTCATTTACATTTACATCATTTGAGAGAAGGTCGTATAATAAATATGCCAATTGTTGGTGTTCGTAATTATCATTATCAAGTAACAATTGAATTAATAATTCGCGTTTCATAAACAAATCTGATGTGTTAAATTCCTTTACAATGTTGGAAATAGTGTGCTGAGATATTTGTTTTATTTTACTCATATATCCAGCATATTTATTATACACATTATTACAATCATTATAAATTAAAAAATCTTTTAAAGACAGCCCTGACATAAAATTGGGGAATGATTTTTTGTGAAAACCCGAATCTTCAGGCAAATGACAAACAATGTCTTTTTGTTTCAATAAAATATATTCATTGTTTAAAAATTCAATCATTACATTATCCAATATTCCTGTAATAATCATGTTTTGGGTTGATACTTTTATACCTGACAATTTAAGGTGAAACTGTTTTGTATTTATATCAGAACAAACAATCGTGTCTATTTTTTCTGGTTTTATTATATAACTAGTTGGATGAAAATATGTTTTCAATAATTCGTATTTGGGATCAAATATAATTGTTGTGCCAAAACAAATCATTAATAAATCTTCAAATAAATGAGTGCCATATTTTTTTATCACAATAGACAAGTCATTGTTAATTTCTTGCAAAGAATTCACGGTTTCAAGATCATCCTTATTTTTCTCTAATTGTTTCAGTTTATCATTCACTTTAAAGAGTGAATTAATTGCCTCTGTAATTTCAATGTTAAAGATAGATCCTGTTTTATTAATATGCAATAATGTATTTTGTATAACATTTTGATAAAAATTTATTTTATTTATTATTTGAATATTTTTTGTGATTTTCATATATATTAACTTAGGATTAAATCTAAATTATTATGTTACAATTACAAATACACTTTTACTAAAATGATGTTACAATCAATTACAACGCACTTTTACTAAAATGATGTTACAATCAATTACAACGCACTTTTACTAAAATTATTATATTATAAATTAGTATAGTAAATGAGCAATAAATCGAAAATATTAAGTATTTATAATCCATCAGAAATTTTAAAGTATTTAACATTTTATTCACCAATCATTTTAATCATCGGAATAGTATCATTGTCATTTATATTTCAAAATTTTAAAGGGATTTTCTATTTGGGGGTAATGTTATTGATTGTATTGTGTAGAGAATTCATTTATACGAAATTTATGACTTCTGAAGCAGAACAAAATAAAAGCCAAGGACAAGAAAATATAAATAGTGATATTCCTACACCAGTTGGTGGAAAAAAACGATATAAAGGAGGAGACTCGACGCAGGCATCTGAAGATTGCACAAGTGTGTTATATAGTTCAAATTTGAAAAGCAATGGTTCTTACAGTGCATTTATTTTTTCATTTACATTAATGTATATTTTTCTTCCAATGTTTATAAATCAAAATATAAACGCATGGATGCTTTTCGGATTATCTTTATATTTTATTGTTGACACCATTGTCAAACAACAAAGCGGATGTGTTGAACCATCCAATGTATTTGTAAATGTATTAATCGGATTCGCGTTGAGCGCAGTGTTAGTATGCGTAATGATAAACTCGCCTGGATTAAGCAATCTATTATTTTTTAACGATTTTTCTAGTAACAAAGAAATATGTACAATGCCTAAAAAACAAACATTTAAATGTGCCGTTTATAAAAACGGGGAATTAATCGGCAGTTCAACCACATAAGATGAAACGAAGTTTCATTTAAACCGAAGTTTCATTTAAACCGGCGAACCCCATTTAAAGTCTTCAAGGGTTTAAATATTTTTTATTTATTGTTAACCACTGGTCGAATTGAGACATTACTAGGGTTCGTTGAAATGTATCACTCATTAATTTCATATTTCTAGATGATTTATAATTCATTTTAAAATTATAAATTACCGCGGATAAATTCGCGTGGCTATATTTATCCAATTCGTCTATTGAAAATAATGCTTTTTTTTTTCGAAGGTTTACAGAATTATGGAAGATGAATAATATTTGTTTCAAGTCTGTTTTACCATTAATCCTTGATATATTTACATTTGCTAAATTACTTGTCGCATGACTAGCACAATCCGGACAAGGTAAAAATTTACATATATTTTTTATTTGATAAAATAATTCACGACACAATCTTGTGTTATCCGGTTCTTTTATTTTTTCTACAATAGTGTGAAATAATAACCATACAGCAGGACCCCATTTATTGATTGACATTTAATTAATATAAAGATATTTTTTTAAAAATATTAATCATTATGAATTATAATATAGAAAATGGTCTCAATTTTTATGAGACATTAAAACAATCAATCGCTTCGCATGACAGCGAAAAAAATGAACAAGAAGGCATTTGTCCAATATCAAATACTCCGCTTGAAACATATTTTTTTACATTTGAATGTGGGCATAAATTTAATTACGCACCACTATTTAAGGATTTATATAATCATAAAAAAAAATATAATTTTATGGAAGGTGTCAGAGGACATTTGAATATGAATGAAATAAGATGCCCTTTTTGCCGTAAAAAACAAAATGGATTGTTACCATATTATTCAGAGTTGCCGTTTGAAAAAGTTCATGGTGTGAATTATATTAATCCAGATATTACTGAAGTAACGCACGGACTTCCCTTGTTAAAATGTCAGTTTATTATTAATCCTCCTGAAACTGATGGCACTATAAACAAATGTCACTCTATTGGACATGCTATTATTGCTGGATTTTGTTTATGTTACGAACATTATATGAAACATAAACAAGCAGAAAAACAGAAAATAAAGGCAGCACAACATGCGGCGAAGGTCGCGGCACAACAAGCAGAAAAACAGACAATAAAGGCAGCAAAAGATGCGGCGAAGATGGCAGCACAACAAGCAGCAAAGGATGAGAAGATGGCAGCACAACAAGCAGCAAAGGATGAGAAGATGGCAGCACAACAAGCAGCAAAGGATAAGAAAATGGCAGCACAACAAGCAGCAAAATTGGCGAAGATGGCAGCACAACAAGCAGCAAAAGACGCGAAGATGGCAGCAAAATCAGCAAAGAAATAATGTAAATAATAATATAAATATCTGGTATATTATTATTTTATGGAAAGTAAAGACCAATTAATTATACACATTAAAGAATGGATTAAAATAGACAATGAACTTATTAAACTCAAAAATGATGTTAAAGAGAGAAATACAAAAAAAAAGTTATTGACAGAACAATTAGTGAATGTTATGAAAGAAAATAATATTGACTGTTTTAATATTAATGGAGGAGAAGTATTGTATAAAAAAAATATTGTTAAAAAACCAATAAATTCTAAAATGCTTTTAACTACATTACAAACATATTATAAAGACAATTTGGAAATGGCGCAAGAAATCACTAGTCATATTTTAAATAATCGAGAAGAAGTAATGAAAGAAACAATTAAGCGTAAAATAGATAAATAATTTATACTATTCTATAACAGATGGAATACACTTATTCAGGATTAAATATATTAAATAAAAATGATACTTTTAACAAAACATTTGAAACAGTGTATGTTTGTGCCTACAAAATTGACACTCGAGCAATGATACCCTTTATTCAATATTTACTTTATAAAAATAATACATTGTCATTTCCATCATTTAAATACACAAATAGTCCAACCATTATAAATGATACAATAGTATTACTGTCTTTTTTATTTAAATCGCCTTCTATAGATTGTACGTATAAAGGACATTTAACAATGGACGATGATTTATACTTGTTTTTTGACATTAGCAATGAAACAAATGCTGGACAAAAATTATGGTTCTCTCTTATTGATGAAATTATTAATTATAATAATATTTGTAATTTTCAAATTGAATCAACTGTTTCTACTTTATTTTTAAACAATAATCAATTACTTACATTACATGATCTACAAGGAAACGCATTTGAAACGCCTGTTGTTGCTTATTCGGGACAACATGATTCTATGCTAAATTTTACATTTGTGTTTGGCGTATCTGACACTGAAACAAGTGGGAATTATTCTTTTACAGATTACATACATTCTATTAAAAGTGGGGGATGGTCTAAAACAAATTTACCTGAAATAAAATATGGGAAATTAATTACAGACAACGAATATGGCAGATATATAAAAGGAGGCATTGTACGCTTTGTTTTATTTTTAGGGAAAAATGGGATTATTAACAATACTGAATTATTAACCACGAATTGGACAACTGAATTTGATAGCATTTATTATAATAGATTAGGCACACCAACATGGATAGTTAGTAAATTAGAGCAACAATATCCGTTGTCTTATCACTATATAGACAAAAAATCGTTGTCCGCATCATTTAACGCAAATGATGTGTATTTTATATTATAAATTGCTTTATTATTATATGGATACTATTACAATATTAGGAATGGCATTGTTATTCTTTTATTCTCTTACAACCATACTTCAATTTTATGGAATTGACACAAGTGTTTACGCAATTTATATTTTATTTTATGTGTTTCTTATTGTTTCTCGATTAATATTGCCTACTACATATGTGAAATTATTCCCGTCTGATACTCATGCTGCTGTTCCCGATGTTATCGCCAGCGATGTTATTTCTTCTACTTAACAACAATCTAACCTAACGATAAATTCTTTTTTGTTGGTCAATCATTTCGGCTTTATATATCAATTTAATAAATAAAAAAATGAAATAAAAAGTTTCATATAATGAAATGTAATCAATACATACCTACTCAATCATGGAAAAAAAAATCAACAAAAAAATTGCGGAATATATTTTTACCTTTAAAAATGATATTAAAGAAAAAGCCGAATTAATTGGTAACGCAAATACAGAAGAAAATCTACAATTATTACAATATATTTATGATTATGAACGATTGACAATTACAAAAGACGACATTTCGAAGCGTAAGCGTGTGAAGTCGAATGTTCCAGCGAGTGTCCGGTGTTTAGCGTTGCGCTCGTGTTCTCAGCAATGTTCTCGTCGACGTAGTGTATCCTCTTATTACTGTGGCACTCACAAAAAAGGT